GGGTCGTACATGGCGCCGCGAACCGGGTCGACGAACGCGGGCGTGATCCGGCCTCGGTCCTTCCAGGTGCGGATCGTTGAGACGGTCTTGCCGTACCTTTCGGCGACCTCGCTGGTGGTGAGGAACCGGTGCGTCTCAGGGGTGCTCTCGTCCGTCTCGGCGTCGCGCGGGACGATCGGCAGGGCCCGCACTCCGGCAGGCACGGCGCCAACCCAGGCGCCAGCGGCCGGGACGGACGGCTCGGCGGCCGTGACGGTCTCCGGGACGGGCGTTGCGGCGGGCGTCTCAGCGGCGCGCGCGACCGGCGTTGCGGCCAGGTGCAGCAGGTGCCCGAACACGAGCGGTGGGACGCACGAGACGACCACGACGAGCGGCCACGGCGCCCGGGGCGTCGCGGAGAGCCAGCCGGTGACGAAGAGGTGTGAGACGGGCTGGGCTGCCATGGCTGCGCCGAGTGAGACGAACGCGCCCACCACCGCGGACACCTTCCCGGGGGATCCGGCGGGCCGGTTCGATGCGACGGAGGCTGCGATGCCCGCGTAGGCGGCGAGGACGGCGGCCATGCCCCAGGCGAGACGCGCGTCCCATCCGGCGAGGACGGCGAGGTGGTGTTCGCCGGGTGCGCACATGATGAGGACGACGACGGCGACGACGGGGCGTCCCGCGTTGGTGAACCAGCGGACCCACCACGGGACGCGGTGAGACGCCGGGTGAGACGCGTGTCGCGGGCGGGACGCGATCCGGTGGCGGAGGCGTTGCAGGCGGCTGTTCACGGTGGCTCCAGGACGGTGGAGATGGGGCCGGCCCCGCGCTGGGGGTGGTACGCGGGGCCGGCGGCTTGGGGTGGGTCAGTGGGTGGCCATCCAGGCGGCGGCGAAGATGCCGGACGCGATGGACGTGGCGATGCCGAGGGCGTACAGGAAGCGCTCCACGGTGGGTCTCCTCACCAGGTCCGGTGGTTGAAGCGGTTGATGCCGCCGTCACGGCGCCGGTCGTGGTCCTCCCAGGCTTGGCCTTGGGCGGTGGTGTGGCGGGTGGAGCGGCGGTGGCCTTGGCGGCGCTTCGCGGCGGCCCGTGCGGTAGCGGACTCGCGGCCGGCGTAGGTCTGCTCGGCGAGTTGGCGGTCGTTGCCGCCGCCGAGCCAGGAGAACAGGCCCATCACGCCACCGCCCCGGGGATGATCCAGGCGCCGCAGCGGGTGCAGACGAGCTTTCCGCCTTCGGGTTTCATGGCGCGTCCGCAGCAGGTCATTGCTTCTGCCCCGCTTCCAGGATCTCGTCGACGGAGTGGCCGGCGGCGCGGGCCTTGGTGAAGAGGTCGTCGGCGCGCCATTCGGCGGCTTTCCAGTCGGGGTCGTCGTCGCAGTTGCGGATGCCGACTTGTTGGGCGATGTCGCGGCAGGTTTGGGCGGCTTGCGCGTAGGCGGCAAGCGCGGGGCTGGGCTGTTGGGCTTGCTGGTCGGTACGCTCCATGGCGGACCTGCTCCTTTGATCGCTTCTGAGTGGGTCCGCCCCCGGCCATGTGGAGGTGCGAACTCCGGCCGGGGGCTTTTGTGTCAGCAGCGCCGGGCTGCTTTCCATGACTGTACGGGGCCCCGTACACTCAAGGCAAGCGGCCCGCCCGATAGAGATGTGAGGCCGGGTGTGACCGAGGAGGCTCAGCGCGTGATCGACGCCATGAACGCCGTCGAGGCGATGACCGACCCGCTGGAGCGCGCCAAGGCGATCGGCGAGGTGATGGCCGACCAGGCGGAGCGCGGGAAGCGGTGGCGGGAGATGCGCCGTGAGGTGGTGCTGGAGATGCGCGCGCAGAAGCCGCCTGTCTCGTACCGGAAGATCGCGGCTGCGCTCGGGGTGGGCTTGGCTACGGTGCAGGACATCGAGCGTGGCTACACGGGGTCGGGGAAGGACCGGCCGCGCGCGAAGCAGGAGCCGGAGGGGTGACCGCTGTGGATGATCTCGTGCAGTTCCTACACGCCCGGCTCGACGAGGACGCAGCGCGCGCCGAGGCCGCTGGCGGGGACAGCTGGCGGCGCCAGGAGCACCCATCGGAAACGGTCGCTGTCTACGACTCGAAGGGCGAGCCCGTCGTGTACGACGAGGGTTGGCCGTCCGAGGCGCAGGCGGAGCACATCGTGCGTCATGATCCGGCGCGTGTCCTGCGCGGCATCGAGGCGGACCGCGCGCTGCTCAACCAATACGTCGAGGTGGCTGCCAACGACGTGAACGAGCTCGAATACGCGCACGGCTGGGCCAACGCCCTCGGTTTCGCGGTGCGTCTGCGCGGCATACGATTCGCCGACCACCCGGACTACCGCGAGGAGTGGCGGCCGTAGCCCCGAGATGCAGCAGAGCCCCAGCCGGATGGATCGGCTGGGGCTCTTGCGTGTGTAGCAGACTGCCGGCCGCGCAGCAGCGGGAGCGGCGGGCAGCAATGTCAGGATCGCACGCCCGTCAAGCCGCGGTCGTCGAGCTCGGCCACGGTACGGCCTGCCCGGCGGCGAGCATGTCCGTGTTGAGGCAGGCCCCGTCCGCCGCGAGGACTGTGCCCAACAGGCGGCCGTAGTTGTCGTCCCGGTCTTTCTGCGTGCGGATGGTGATCGTGCCGTCTGGTGCGTGCTGCGCATACCAGGCTTGCACCCAGGCGAGCGCGGTCTTCCCGGCGTCCGTCGACAGTTCGGGGGCGTTGAGGCCGGCAGCGCGGATCCGCTGTCCGTGGGCCCAGGTGTGGAGGCCGAGGTCGATGTCGAGGATCCAGGTGTCGCCGTCGATGATGCGGGTGAGGCGGGCGGCGTACTCATACACGGGGCTGCCCCTTCGGCTGGTCGAGGGCGCGGATCGTCGGGCACGGCCACGGCACGGAGTGCGAGTGGGTGCACTCGCGGCAGGATCCGTAGTCCTCGGTGTGCAGCTCGCGGATGCGGGCGATGGCTTGGGCGTCCTGGTCGCCAAGGAGGTGGCCGAGCGTGCGGTGCAGTGTGGTGGTCATGTCGCGGGGCACGACGAGCTGCGGCGTCTCGGTGGCCCGTTCGCTGTCGGCGGCGGCCTGCCGAGCCCGCTCGGTGGCGGCGCGCTCCGCCTGCGGATCGATGGGGAGCACGGTCAGGCGGGGTTCGAGCGCTGGCCATGGGAGGGTGCCGCCGAACGTGTCCATGAGCTTGTCGTAGAGGCCGGCCGGTGCGGCGAAACCGCTCGGCTCGCCGTCGGTCGCTTGGGTCTCTGCCGTGCCCAGCGCGGGCTCCTCACCGTCGACGACCTTGCGCAGGATGCGCGCCCAGTGCCGCGCGCCGGTGATGTTCTCCATGTCGGCGATCACGTCCCGGATTCGGGCCTCGGTCACCCAGGCGTGGTTCGTGCTGTGCAGCAGCTCGTCGGCGGCTGTCGGGTTGGGGCAGTCGAGGCGGGAGCAGGTGACGTGCCCGCCTTCGCCGAGGAACAGGGATGCTCCTCGGCATGCGGGGCAGCGGCCTTGGACGTCGGTCACGGGTCAGCCCTCCTTGGGCTCGTCGAGGTCGGCGCGCTGCCGCTTCAGAAGCTGGTCAGCGTGCTCGGCGAGCGCGCAGCCTGCGCACGTCAGGTTCTCGCCAAGGCAGTCGTGGCCGCCTTGGATCGGGTACTTGTGGGTGACGGCGGTCAGATCGACCCACCGGCGCAGCAGTGCCTCGGCGGCTTCCGCCCGCTGCCGCTCGGCTTCCCAGTCCTCAACGTTGGGTGCGGCGTCTCCGCGTCCGCAGGCGGGGCAGTAGCCGCGAGCCACGGCCCGGAGCGCGTCGAGCTGGTCGTACAGGGCGTCGAGTTGCTCGTCATTGATGGTCGAGGCGGTGAGCCGGTCGGTCATCGGTTCTTCCTCCGTGCTGCGCGCGCGGCAGCGCGCCGGGTGGCCCGGTTGGGCGGGGCGGGGTCGGGTGCGTCGTCGTCGACGAGCTGCTCGGTGCGCACGAGTTCGGTCTGCCAGGCGACGCCCGGCCGGGGCGAGCGCTCGCCCCGGGGCGCGGACGATGGGCCGGTCATCGGGTCGACCTTCGGTACCAGCGGATGCAGAAGCGCGTCCACCAGTAGGTGAAGGCGAACATGGCCACCCAGCCGGCGGCGAGGACGAGGAGGATGAGGGCTTCTCTCACGGTGTGCTCCGGTGGTTGTGGAAGAGGCGGGCCAGGGCGCGCCCGGCCCGGCCGAGGCCGAGGAGGGCGGCGGAGATGAGTGGGGCGCAGACGATGCCGACGCCGACAGCGCGGGCGAGGTTCATGCGGTCCACCGCCTGACGGGGACGCCGGCCGCGTCGGCGAGGCGCGCGGTATAGCTGGCACCTTGGCTCTGGTTGCGGACGAAGGCGAGGCAGATGTCCGCGCCCTCGCAAACCATCAGCGCGTTGCGGATTGGTCCGGCCTTGCGGCCGTGCTTCACCCAGTTCGCGGGGTGGGCTTCGATGGTGGCTCCGTAGCCGCGTGCCCACTCGTGGGCCATGTGGTCGGCGCCGGTGGGGCAGGCGCCGTGCACGATGGTGATCTCGCGGTCGGCGGGCAGTTCGCGGACGATGTCGGCCAGGGCCTGCCAGACGGCGCCCTGGTCCTCCCAATCGCGCGACCCCGTTACCAAGATCCGGTATGGCTTCATGCTGCCTCGTCGTGGTCGTAGGGCTCGGTGTGGGCCCAGGACGGCACGTGCGGCCGTGTGCGGGCGTCTGCGGGCCGTTCAGGGGTTGTTGCGGCACCTGAGCCGCGTGAAGCCCTGCGAGACGCTCCACGGGCCGCCTGCGCCCTGCGGCGGATGCCTGGAGCGACGAGCATCACCGACCATGCGGCGACGAGGGCGACGAACGCGCCCGCTGCGGCGATCACTCGGGCCCAGAGTTGGGCGGTGTCGATGAGGGCGATCCAGGCGGTCGCCGCGTCGTGAATCAGCACGGCTGCTCCTCCTCGGTCTGCCGCGCGATGGCGGCCTGCCAGTCGAGGGCGCGCTGTTCGTCCTCGGCGCGGAACGCGGCCATGAAGTACGGGTCGGCCATGTCCATTCCGGCTTCGGCGAGGGCGGCGTCGGTCTCGTATTCGGCGGCGATCGTCTCGGAGGAGAACCCGCACGCGTTCAGTTCGCGGGTCACGGCTGCGCCCCGTCCTGCTGCGTCTCGGCGGCGGGCTGGTCGGCTCGGCAGTCGGGGCACGTCCCGGAAGACCATCCGGCGGCGAATGCCGCGCGACGGGCCGCGTGCTCGTCGGGCCACATCCCCGCGCGCGCCGCAGTGGGCTGTGCTTCGAGCGCGGCCAAGGGGATGTCCTCGCCCGGTCCGTAGCCGTCGGGGATGGACAGCCAGCGGCGGCAGGGGCCGGAACACTGCACTCGATATACGACGTTGATGGTCATCCTCGGGCCTCTCGCTGGATGTCGCGCTCGCGCTCTTCGGCTTCGGGGTCGCGTGTCTCCCACTGCGGGCCGGTGAACAGGTCTTCGCTGAGCCCGTGGTGGTTCTCGGGGATGTCGGCGCGGCCCCTGTTGTGTCCCATGGGGAGCGGGCAGCCGCCCCACGCGCCGCACTTCGGCTGCGCCTCGGGTGTGGCGGCCGGTGTCTCGGCGGCTCGTGCGAGGAGTTGCCGGGCCTGCGTCAGGTACCGCTCCCGCTCGGCCGCGGGCATCTCCTCGTCGTCGAACGGGAGGGCGTCGCTGCGGCCGGACAGGACAGCAGCTCCAGCGAGCATGCGAGCGAAGCTGACGGCCGTTGTCTCTGAATCGGCTCGGCGCCGCAGATCCGCGGCGACCTGAGACGCGGCGAGGACGGTCTTGCCTTGCTGTGCGTACCAGTCGGCAGCTTCGCGGAGCAGCGCGGTCCCGTCGGCGGCCCGGTCGGCGGGCGGCTGCACGGCGGCCAGCTCCGGAAGCGCGGCAGAGATCTCGTCGCGCAGCTCGCAGCCACCACAGGCAAGGTTCGCGGCGAGGTTGTCGTGCCGGCCAACGGATCCGTGCAGCGCTGACAGGTGCAGCTCTGCTCGGCGCAGTAGCTCGAGGGCGGACGGGTTGGTCATGGTGTGGCTCCTGTGGGTGTGGTGGGATCGGGACGGGCGGCCGCCCTGGTTCGGACAGGGCGGCCGTTCTGCTGCTCACTCGCTGGCATCATCCGCAGCCCACGCGTCCACAGCCGCCTGCGCCGCCGCGTGCTCGTACCAGCGATCCCTCAAGTCCTGAGGCGCCGGGCGGCCAGCGAGCAGCTCACGCACGACCGTGACGACGTCGTGCGGGCTGGCCCACCGGGAGAGGCCGGGCAGGAACTCCGGGTCGCGGGCGAGGACACCGTCAGCGCGTCGGGGCGCCCACTGCCATTGCTCGGCGGGGTGCTCCCACACGAGGTGCACGCCGTGCGGGTGGCCGTCGGTGCGCATCGTCCACACGAGGTGCGCGTAGAGCTGCATGGTGCAGCCGGCGTCGGGGCCGGTGTCGTAGCGGTTGACCTCGGCGTCGGACGTCCACGAGTCGTCGGGTGCGAGGTCGGCGGTGTCGAGTGCGTTGAAGACGGCGTTGATGTACGGGTCGTGCGGCAGGGTGCGGGTGGTCATGTTTCCTCCTGGTTTGCGGCGTGTTGGGACGGTAGTGGTGGGGTCTGACAGCGGGGGTGGCCGGCTTCAGGACCCGGCGGCGGGCGGCCGGCGCAGCATGTCGGCGATCTCGTCGTCGCCGAACCCGTCCCGCACCAGCGAGGCGGCCATGGCGTTCCCGGCGGCTTCGTAGCGGGCGGCCCGCACGTGCGGCGGGTCGCAGTCCTTCGCGCCGGCCAGGCGGGCGGTAGGGCACGGATAGGGCACGAGGCCGTCACCGCCTGCCGCGGCGGCGTCGGCGTCGATGCAGACGGGGCAGGGGCCCATCGGGGAGTCCTTGTGCAGGTGCCGGATCTGCCGCATCGCGGCCTCCAGCTCAGTGACGCGGCCCTCGGCAGTGGCGGCGCGGTGGTGCATGGCGTTGTACACCGACCACAGCACAGGGGTCTCCTGGCCGTCCGCGTAGCGCTTCAGCTCCTCGTTCATGGCGTTGACGTGCTCGTCGGCGCGGCGGAGTCCGGCGGTGTAGCGCTCGCGTTCGGCGGCCAGTTCGGCCTGCTGCTGGCGGAGCGCGGCGACGAGCGCGGGCACGTCGGTTCCGGCGAGCTGGTCGGCTTCGGCCTGCCAGGCAGTGTCGAGTCCGGTGGCGTACTCGTACAGGCCGGCGGCGCGGGCTTCGATGGCGTCGAGCTGCTGGGCGGTGAGCGGGGTGTTGGTCATGTCGGGGTCCTTGGGGTCGCGGGCGGGCGGGGTCAGGCCTGGGGCTGGTTGGCGAGTTCGAGCAGAACGTCGGCGTGGCACGGCATCCCTTCCGGGCACCAGCACATGAGGTCGCGGCCGTGCAGCTTCTGCGCGAAGAACTCGGCCTGCTCGCTGCCACCCGGGGTGCGGAACATCGCCCGGAACTCGTCGACGGCGGTCTGCCGGGCTTCCCGCTCGTCGAACACGGTGGCGATCGTGCGTCCGGTCACGCCGGGTGCGGCGTCGACGAAGACGGCCCAGACCTTGCCGACGCGGGCGATCTGGAACGGGTTGCCGTAGAGGGTGGGGCGGCCGACGTAGACGGCGCCTGCGGGTGCGCGCCAGCCGAAGACGCGGCGTCGTTGGATGCGGCGCGGCATCACGCCTCCCGGCTGTCGATGTCGTGGATCCAGGCCTGGATGACGGCGCTGCACTGGATCAGCTCGGCGCGCAGCTTGGCGGGGTCGGCTTCGGCGAGCGCCTCGTAGACCTCCTCGAGGAGGATCAACGCCCACTCGGGGCCGCTGTGCTGCGCGAGGAAGCGTTCGACGTCGTCTCGGGCTTCGTCGGCCATGGCGACGTAGTACTCGGCGCCGGTGCCGTCGGGGTGGTGCTGGTCGCCGAACTTCTCCAGCTGGCGCTGGCGTTCGGCGTCGATCTCCTCGGCAAAGGTGCGGAGGCCGGGGGTGGTGAAGAGGGTGGGGTACATGGCTGCTCCTGGTGGGCTGGTGTGTGTGGCGTGGCCGGGGGCGGATCAGGCGTCGGGGTCGACGACGCCGACGCTGGCCCGCAGTTCGTTGTGCTTCTCGTCGTCGCGCAGGCAGAGGATTCGGCCGTCGGTGAGTTCGTCCCAGCCGTCGCCGACCACGTGGTCCACGGCGTCCGCGGCGGAGGGGAAGTGCATGGTGAACTCGGCTTCGTCGTACTGGTAGCCGCAGACGGCGCAGGCGACGGTGACGCAGGTCTTCCGCTCGAATCCGGCAGGCAGTTCGACGGGGGTCTGCCAGACCATGCGGCGGCCGTTCGGCATGGCGTCGTTGCGGGGGCGGTCGGCGTGCATCTCCTCGTTGCGGTGCGGCTTGAGGGCGCAGACGAACTTGCCGTCGGGGGACGGGACTCCGCATCGACCGGGGATGGGCTCGGGGCGGTTGTGGTCGGTCCAGAAGCGGACGGCGCGCTCGACGAGGTCGAGGGCCTTGTTGCCGCGTGCGACGGCTGCGTCCCATTCGGGGCTCTCGCTGGGGAGGTTGGCGGCTGCGCGGACGCTGCGCCGGTAGGTCTTGGTGGGCTCCTCGATCTCGTTCATGAGGGCCATGAGTGCCAGGTGGCGGTTGGTGGTCATGGGGTTGGGTCCTTTCAGGCGGCGTCGTGTGGTGCGTGGGTGGGTGGGTGGCTGCCGGTGGCGGGGTCGCAGCCGATGTGGGTGTCGTAGCCGCGGTTGGCCCAGTCGGGGTTGAGGGGTTTGGTGCAGACGGTGCAGAGGGGTTCTGAGGAGGCTTGTGGTTCCGGCGTTCCCTCCCCGTTCCCCCTCTTCGAGGGGGGAACGGTGGGAACGGGGGGCGTTCCCGGCGTTTCCCCAACGTTTCCGGGAAACGTCTGACCTGCGGTTTCTTCCGTTCCCGCCGCGTTCCGGGAAACGTTTCCGGGAAACGTCTGTGGGAACGGGTCCGGGAAACGTTCCGGGGAAACGTCGAAACCTGGCATATCGGACCGCGTTTTGCGGCGTCGGACAGCCTCCGCGATCTTGCTGTTACCGCCCGGCACCTGAAGCTCGGCGAGCTTCTCCCGGACCACCCGGTTGCCCGCGTCGTTCGGGACGCCGGCCCGGTCGAGGGCGGCGATGATGTGCTCGACGGTGCCCGGCACCGCGGCGAGACCGGTGTCCGCGCTGGGTTCCTCGTCGTACGCCATGAGGAGGTGGCGGGTGCCGCCGAGGGCCCAGTTGTCGCCGTCGCGGCGGGCCTGGCGGACGATGGAGAAGAAGTCGGGCCCGATACCGGTACGGGTGTGGGTGCGCTTGAGGGCGAGGCTTCCGCCGCCCTGGGCTGATAGTTCCCACACGTGGTCGACGTCCTGGGTCTTCGCGGAAGAGCCTCGGCCGCCGCGTTCCTTGTCCTTGCCGAAGTGGTCGAGGCGGACGGAGCCGATGCGGTCGCGCTTCAGGGGCAGGAGGGTGTGCCGGTAGAGGTTGAGCCAGGTGTCGGCGTCGTTCTCCGGGCCGGAGATGAACCGGGAGACGGTGTCGATGACGACCAGCTCGGCGCCGGTGGCTTTGACGAGCGCTATGAGGTCGGCCCCACCGCCCGCGGTGTCGAGGGGGCGGATGGGCGGGAAGCTGGCGTACTTCAGTTCGCCCATGGCGCGCGGTCCGGCGCCGAAGGACAGGAACCGCTCCTGCACCTGCTCCTGCCCGTTCTCGGCGTCGAGGTACAGGATCCGCACCGGGGGCTGCGGGGCGTCGCCGAGGAACGACTGGCCGGTGGCCATGCGCCACATCCACTCCTGCGTGAACAGGGACTTTCCGGCCTTGCCGTCGCCGACGAGGGTGATCTGCTGGCCTGGGCCCATGAGCTTGCCGGGCAGGAGCTGGATGGCGCCGAAGTCGGTGGTGAAGAACTGATCCCAGTTCAGGAGGGAGGCGACGAGGTGGGCGGGGCCGCGGCCGGTGTTCTCGCGGAGCTGTTCACCCTGCTGGAAGTCGGCGACGAGTGCGGCGAGTTCTTCGCCGTCGGCTTTGCGGTCGATCGCGGCCTTGAGGGCGGTGGAGTGTTCGTCGTAGCGGCGTTGTCGTGCGGTTTCGGCGATCCGCTCGGCGAACGATGCGGCCATGAGGGGGCTGATGGTCTCGGCGCCGAGGCGGTAGATGAGGGCGCCGTTCTCGACGCGGTGGAGCTGGCCCTGCTTTTCCAGTTCGGCGCGCACCAGGGCGGGGTGGCATTCGTGGCCGGTGGCGTACAGGCCGGTGACGGTGTCCCAGATGAGCTGGTGGGCGGGCTTGTAGAGGTCTTCGCGCTGGATGAGGAGCGAGCACTCGTCGTAGGCCTGCTTGGAGTGCATGACGACGCCGACGACGAACTCTTCGGCCTCGGCGTCGTGGGGGCTGGTGCGCGTGAGGCCGTCCTGGTCCGCCGGGGTGTCGCGGGTCATGTGGCGGACGTTGTCCACGTGCAGGCTCCTTGGTGCAGTAGCGAATGGGGTCAGGGCATGACGGAAAGCGCTGGTCAGGGCGGTCCCCTCCTGGCCTCATCTGGTTCAGATCTTACCGTCGCCGCACGCAAAATGCATATGCGAAATGCCACCATGGCGGCGGTGTGGGGAGAGTCGTCATGTCGACTGGATGCGGGCAGATCAGCTAGCCTTTTGCCATGGCAGCCCGCGACCCCATGCCGAACCGTGTAGTGCGCGTCTCCGACGAGGACTGGAGTGCGTACCAAGCGGCGTGTGAGGAGAAGGGCATCTCGCGGTCGGACGACCTGCGCATGTACATCAAGCGTGAGGTCGCGGCGTGGCGGAAGCGCCAGCGCGACATCGGCGCAGCGGAGAACATCGCGAAGTCCTGAGGTCACCACAGCGCCCCCTTCACCGCCGGCGTCCCCGGAGGGCACCGGTGGTCCACCACATGCGGCCACGGACACGCCGGGTTGTGCAGGCGCCCGAGGACCTCGACGAGCCGCGCCCCCGTGAACTTGCTCTCCCGCAGGCACCAGGCGAGCCGGTTCGGCTCGACCAGCTGCGCGGCCGCGGCCGGCGTCAGCCGCTCGGCGTCCGCGGTCACCACGAACGGCAGGCCCTCGTTTTGGCGCAGCACGGCGGCGCCGCACCAGTCACACGACCGGAGCGACGCGCCCTGGCTCCTGCGGCTGGCCGACATGACGGTCAGGCGACCTCGTTGCCCTGCTGGAAGAGGGTTCCGCCGGACGTGCGCCGGTCGTACATCTCCCGTTGCAGGCCGCGGAGCCGGCCGCCGGTGATCTCGTCGGCGGCCACCTCGATCGACGTGACGCGGAGCTTCACGGTCGGGTTCTTGTCCTCGTCCGGGCCGGGCTCGGTGCGCTCGACGTGCGCCAGCTCGACGATGGCGATCCACCGGCCGCGGCGCTGCTTGAACATTTCGGTGGCGTGGGGTTCGAGGGCTTCGGCGACGTCGGTGAGGACTTTGGAGTCGAATTTGACGTCGGCGTCGATGTGCAGGGTCATCGGTGGCTGGTGCCTTTCTGGGTGGTGGTGGCCGGGCATCGGGCCCGGTGGTCGTGGATGGGGTTCGCGCGGAGGAAGTCGGTGACCTTGTCCCGGCCGCGGACCCGCTCGTGGTGCCAGCAGGCGACGCAGAGCAGGTCGGCGACCGGGGTTTCGCCGCGGTCGAGGCCGCGAACGGTGAGGCCGCCGACCCAGCCGGTCACGCTGCGAGCTGCTTCGTCGTGCCGGTGCGGCGGAGCCGGTTGTCTGCGTCCGTGTTCGCCTGACGGCACGGCGCGCAGATCTCCGTCTTCTCCCGCAAGTGGCGCTGGTAGCCGCCGCGGGTGCCGCACTTCGCGGGCTCCCGCTTCTTCGGCGCCTGCTTGGTGCGCGCTCGCCGTTCAGCGATCGAGGCGGTGTGCGCGGCCCTGCACGCTTCGTCGATCGGCTCGCCATACTTCACGTGCCGGTCGTACGCGGACGCCGTGCCGCATTCCGCGCGCGGCCGGCCGCCCTTGCGGGGCTCCGCTTCACCGTCTGAGATGCGGATTCGGAGGATCTTGCGGCGTTCCTTCTCCGACAGGCCGCCCCACACGCCGATCGGTTCCCGCCGGTCGATCGCGGCCTGGCCGCAGGCGAGCCGGACCGGGCAGCGGAAGCAGACGGCCTTGGCGCGGTGGGTCTGCTTCTTGGCCTCGGGGCCGTTGCCTCTGGGGAAGAACAGGTCGGGGTCTTCGGTCCGGCAGGCGGCTTTGGCGTGCCAGTCGGGGAACGGGGACTGAGTCATGCCGCCACCTCCGGGGCGATTCCATGAGGCGTGGCCTCCGGGTTGTCGATGTCGTCCCACGCCAGTGCCGGCACCCAGCCGTTGCGGGCTGCGACCGTGCGTGTCCGCCGGGATGGCCCGGGTGTTGCCCACAGGGCGCGGAACACCTTGTCGATGGCCTCGGCCTGCTGGCGTGGGATGCGCTTGCGGCGTCCGGCCATGAGTTCGTTGACCTGCGTGCCCTGCATGCCTGCGGCCGTGCCGATGTGGGCGATGGGCCAGCCCATGACGGCGAGGGCCTGGATGCGGCGCATCGCGCCGACCGCGGGCACTCGATTGGGGGCGTTGCTCGGGGAGAGGGCGAGGATGACGGTGGCGGTGTGCCGGTGGACGCGGGGGTGGGCGGTTGTGACGATGTTGCGGACGGTGCGCCGGTCGACCTGGGCCGCGGCGGCGATCTCGGGTTCGGTCCATCCGCCGGCCTTGAGAGCGGTGACGTGGCGGGCGACGAGGGTGGTGGGGACGTAGCCGGAGATGCCGCGGGCGAGGCGGAGGCGGCGTGCCTTGTCGGCGCGGTCGACGGTCATCGGGTGGTCACCGCCTCGCGGTCCGGCCACTGGCAGCCCGCCAGCGCCTCCCGATGCCGCTCCGGAACCTCCGCCAGCGGGAACCCCAGCCAGGCGTAGCCCGCCGCGGCGAGCGCGAACCCGTCGCACTCGTCGTTCGCGGCCGGCCCCGCGAAGGTCCGCCCGTACCAGCGCTCGGCCGCCTCCCGCATCCCCGCCTTGGAGGCCTTTCCGTACCCGGCGAAGAACAACTTCAGCGACGACGGCGGGACGATCGCGTACGGGATCTCCCGGCGCCACAGCCAGTGCTGCACCATCACTCGCAGCCCGGCGAGTTCCTCGTGGCCGCCCTGTCCGGCGTGCCCGTAGGAGGGACCTTCGAGGACCACGAAGTCGGCGACGCGCAGGAACGAGCCGATCTCCTGCATGAGGAACGCGAGCCGGGGGTGGCCGCGCATCGAGTCCTTGGTGCGGACGTTGTCGGTCCAATCGGCGGAGCCGAGCCCGGTGGATTTCAGGGAGAGGTCGGCGCCTATGACCAGGGGGCGGGGCCCGGCCGCCGCGGGGGCGACCGGGACCACGGTGTCAGGGGTGAAGAGGGTGGGCGCGGTGGTCACGCCTGCTCTCCCTTCTGCTCGTCGATGGCGGCCCGCAGCCGGTCGAGACCGGCCGCCAGGTCGTCGGAGTCCGGGTCGTAGGCGGGCAGCGACCACAGGAGTTCGCACGCGTCCTGGGCCGCCACGTTGGTGCCGGGCCGGGTGTCGATGACCGGGCCCGTGGACCGGGGCGCGGCCGGGGCCGGGCCGGGCTCGGCGTCGGACCGCGCGGCGCGGCGGATCTGCCACACCACGACCGGGATCGACGCCACGAGAATCCCGGCGAAGAGAGGCCAGTTCACTGCGCGCCTCCCGGGACGACGAGGTGGCCCTCGGTGCACGTGTGGGAGCCGTCGGCGTGCACGACCGCCGCGGTCTCCACGCCGCAGGGCGGGCAGAACCGGAAGTCCTGGTCGACGGCCGCACCGTGCGGGCGCGGGGCCTGGCGTCGGTGCTGGCCGTAGTGGGAGACGAGCGCTCGGTAGGTGAGCTTCACGACAGGACCCCCTTCGGCTTGCGGCCCTCCGCCCGCGCGAGCCGCTCCTCCAACGCCACACAGCGGTCCAGCGCGCGCCGCAGGTCGACCGCCGGATGCGTCGGCCGCCAGCTCCCGCCGTCAACGGGCCGCTTCTCCAGCTCGACGGGCGCCGTCCACGCGTCGCGGGCCTTGACGCGCTTCTCCCACTGCTCGATGGCCTTGCGGTCGGCCTCATCGCCGAGGGCCTGCTGGTGGTTGGAGCGGTGCTGCTCGAGCGCGTACGCGGCGAGGAGCCGCTTCCCGGCCTTCTGCAGGCGGGCTACGCGCCGTTCGAGGCTGGCCGCGTACTCGGGGTCGGCTTCGGCGCACTGCGAGAGGCGGCGGCCGAGCTCAAGGTTGCGGTCGGCCAGGCGCCGGTTCGCGGTGTCCGCGCTGGCGAGCTGGCCCAAGACCTGCTGCCGGTTGAAGACCGCGGTATTCCGCTCTTCCTCGAACTGGTCGCGCTCGGCGCGGAGTCGTGCGTTCTCCGCGCGCAGGCCGGCGTTCTCGCGGCGTTCCCTGCGTCCGAAGAGACTCATGCCGCACCCCCACGCTGCGCCGGGATCAGCGGCCAAGAGCCGTCGATCACCTTGTTCGGGTCGCCCCCCTGCTCCGGCGTCGCCTTCGTCCGGAACCACTCCTGCAACCCGGCCTGCTGCTCCGCCCGCCACGCCTTCTGCGCCGCGAACAACTGCTGCGGCCCCATCGAGTTGAGCTGCGGGTACTTCGCGAACTGCGCCTCCGCGACCAGCAGCGCGGCGAGCGCGTCCGCCTCCGCGGTGTGCCAGTCCTCGAGCTGGACGCCGTACCGCTCGGCGGTCGGCTTCAGCTTCCGCTGCCCGGAACCGCGGAGCCGCTGGAGGCACTGCTTGTCGATGACGTGCGGGTCCACCAGCGTCAGCGGGCGCAGGCCCACTCGTTCCTCGACCGTCGGCAGGCCGTTGCGGATGAGGTCGTAGTGGAGGATCGTCCAGTCGAAGCTGTGGTTGAACGCGATGAGCGGCATGCCCCAGGTGATGGCGCTGGCCAGGTTGGCGGCGATCTCGTCGAGGGCAGTCTTCGGGTCCTGGCCTCGCTCCTGGGCAACCTGGTCGTCGATGCCGTGGACGGCGGTCGCGCTGGCCGGGATGGGGACGCCGGGGTTGATCAGCCAGGAGAAGACGCGGTCTTCTCGGCCGCCGCCGCGGACGATGAACGCGGCGGTGACGATGCGGTCTTCGAGCGGGTTGGGGCCGGTGGTCTCGGTGTCCCAGGCGGCTTTGCGGACGTCGGCGAACGTGGTCACTGGGCACCCCCGGCGGCGCGCTCCTTGCCGATACGGACGACCATGTCGCCGATGCGCTCCTCGTCACCGACCTCGTTCGTGACGAGAGCCCCCAGCTGGCGCGTGGTGCCCAGCTCGTGGTGGATCTGCCGCAGCCGCCCCGCGCTGGTGTGCGGGTTGCAGATCTCGTCCAGGTAGCTCGCGGCCGGGCGGACAGGGTTCTCGGCCCGTTCGAAGTGGACGGCGTCCGCGTCGCGGTCCTCGGTCGGTACGAGCCCGTTGTTGATGAGCAGCGTGCGCAGCGCGATGCTCTGGGCCTTCGGCGTGGACCGGCCGCCCGAGTCCGACGCCTCACCGGCGGCCTGCGACTCGAAGAACGAGCCGTCCGGGCCGTAGATCCGGAACGTCACCAGCGCGGTGCACTCGCGCATCTTGGCGCCCTTGGCGGTGGTGATGTCCCGGTAGTCGGTCTCCACCCGGTGCTGGATCACCAGCACTCCGTGTTTGCGGCAGGCTGGGCCGAAGGCGTTCAGGGCGGTCTCGATGCCTCGGAAGTTGAAGCGGCCCGCGCTGCCGCCCTCGAACCGCTCGCGCTTGGCGATGGAGCGGACCTCGCCCATCACCCGGGACCAGGCGATGACGGCGCTGGCGGACTCGGCGTCCTTGCTGAGGTCGCCGAGGTCGGGCTCGGTCAGGTCGGGTGCCTCGCGCACCTCGTACCGGACGTCCGGCTGCTCGTCGGCCAGGGTGCGGCCGGCGGCCGCAGCTGCGTTCTCGCGCAGACCCATGTCAGATGCCCCCCTTGAACTGCTTGGCGATGTCGATGCGTTCGGTCGGATTCGGTGTGACGCACGCGGCGTAGGCGTCGGGCCAGCGTTCGGCGAGGAGCTCCAGATCGACGCGCGGCGCGGCGTTCGTGGGCTCCAGCGCGTAGGCGCGCTCGCCGCCGAGCCGGGCCTCCTGCGCGTCGCCGAGGGCGGCGACCATGCGGGCCTTCGCTGCGGCCTTCGCCTTCTTCGCTGCGGATTCCTCGCGCTGGTGGCGGGTGTAGTCGAGGAGCGCATCGAGGGCGTCGGCGTGCCGGTCGATGTCGACCGCTCCGGAGCGGGTGGGGTGCAGGCGGCGGAACAGCCGCGCCAGCGCCTCACCGTCCCCGGTCGGCTCCGGTGGCACCTGAGCCTGGACGTGCTCGTACCAGAACCGGTCCACGGCGGTCGTGATGTCCGCCATGACGTCCCGGTACTGGTCGGCGCGGATGACGCCCTGGTGGTAGTCGTTGCCGCCGATGAGCACGGCGTAGTGCATGTGCTCGTAGCCGTTGACGATGATCTGCCACAGCACCTGGGCGGTGACGTCGTCGGGGGCTCCGGCGTGCCACTGCGCGGACTTGAACGCGCTGCGGGTCTTGATCTCCAGGCCGCAGGGTGACTGTTCGGTCGAGTCGAGCGGGCACTCGGTCACGCGCCGGTCGAGGGTGGTCATCCAGTGCGGGTGGTCCTGGTGGGCGACGAGCCCGACTCGGCGGATCACCGACCGGTTTTGCATGGCCCAGCGGTGGGCGACGTTGGCCTCGTTGACGGTGCCCCAGTAGGCGGCTTCGCCCGCGTCGTCGACGTTGTGGCCGAGCTTGTCGTAGTAGACCTTCAGCGGCGGGTTCTGCTCGATCAGGCCGAGGATGGCGGGGACGTCGGAGGAGCCGATGCCGGAGCGGCGGGCGGTGAGCCAGTCGGCGCGGTCGGCGTCGGCGGGGAGGATCAGTCGGCCGGTCGGGGTGACCTTCCGGCCGGCGGCCGGGCTGGTGGGCCCGGCCGGGGCTGCGGTTGTCATCAGGCGGTACCGCCCTTCTGGTCTCCGAGGCGGGGCAGGCACGCGTGCCGTGCCGCCATGGCCATGAGGTCGAGGAGGGACTTCGGCGCCGTGCCTTGGGCGCCGATCGCGCCGCAGTTCCGGCAGCGGTACTCCTCGGCGGCGCCGTAGCTGCCGTCGCTGGTGCTGGTGACGGCCTCGAAGTTGTCGAAGAGCCAGCCCTTCGCGCCGGCGTGCTGGCGGCCGGTGGCGTAGCCGTCGCGGTAGACGGGGTCCGTCTCCTTGTTGGCGGCCTCGATGACGGCCTCGGCGAAGCGGATGAGGTCTTCCCGGTGGTGGATCAGGGCGTATTTGTCGGCGGCGAGGAGGGCGGCGATGTACCGCTCGATGCGCTCGGCGGGGTACTTGGGGCCGGTCACGGGCGGCGGTCCTCTCGGGTGGTGAAGCGGGCGCGGCGGGGTGTGAGGGCCCCGGCCATGGACGCGGTGGCGAGGCTGACCTCGACGAACACCAGGCCCTGCGCGGTGCCGTGGAACGGGAGGGCGGCGAGGGTGGCGGCGAGGGTGCAGCTGCTTCCGGCGGCGGCCAGGTAGAGGGCGGCGGCGAGGTGGCGGCTCATCGGGCGCGGTCCTTCCGGGTCTTGAGCGTGTAGAACCGTCCGTCGATCGGGCCGTGCTGGATCAGGTGGCCGCGCCGAGCGAGTTCGGCGAGGTCCCGGCGGGCGGTGCCGCGTTGCGTGGGGCCGCCGGTCAGGCGGCGGAGGTTCTGCACACGCCCGGCGGACCAGTGGCGGCCGTGGGTGCGGATGGTGTCGAGGAGTTGCGCGAGCCGTGCTTCGCGGCTGGTGGGCCAGGCGCTCATCGGGCACCTGCCGTCTCCGCCACCGCGGCCTGCTCACGGAGCCGAGCCCGACGCATCCGGGTCTCCTCCGTGTTCGCGGCCTTGCATGGCGCGCACCGGCAGCCGTAGTTGCGGTACGTCGTGTACTTGCCGTGCCCGGCTCGGTCGGCGCGGTCCTGGTCTCCCCGGTAGTGCGCCCGCTTCTCGGCGGCGTTGATCCGCATGGCCTCGCGGCAGTTGTCGCAGCGGCAGCCCTTGAGGTAGGTGCGGTGGTCGCCGTGGCCGTGGTCGACCGGCGGGCGGCCGCGCTTCTTCGTGGGCTTGGGCAGAAGGCCGAGCATGTCGAGGAGCCGGCGGCAGTCGGCGGCGTTGTGGGCGTGCTCGGCGACGACGAGCAGCACCTTGCGGGTGCTCATTCGGTGGCCTCCTCGTCGTACTCGGAGGCGACCTCCAGCGGCGTCACCACGTAGCCCGTGGTGGACTCCTCGTTCTGGCCCGCGACCACAGACAGCTCCTCGACGGAGTCGTCCTCGTCGGGATCGTCGGGGACCCAGGAGAAGGAGAGGGTGGTGCCAGTGGGCCACGACAGGCGCTCCTCGGCTTCGCAGTGCGCGCGGGCGGCTTCGCGGGTGGTGTAGAGGCCCATGACGATCGAATCGTGCTGCGCCCGGTACACCGTCAGCGCCGGCGCGGCGCCCCCGGCCATGGCGCGCAGGCCGTCGGCCAGCTTCCGCGGGATGCAGGTGTCGCATCCGCCGCAGTCGCAGGTGTCGTCGTTGCCGACGAAGTCTGCGGCCTGGTGCAGCACCTCGGCGCGGTAGGCATCGCGAACAGCGACCGCAGCCTCGTCGCTCCAGCCCCGCACACTGGCCAGGGCCGACAGGATCGCCTCGCCCGCGGTGCGGGCCGCCCCGCAGTGGCGGCATTCCAGTCCGGCGGCCCAGTCGTGGCCGAACGGCTGCTTCGGGCAGACCCAAGCGGTGCTCATGCTGCCCTCCCGCCCCGGGCCGCGATCGCCCGAGCCGCGCCGGCCTGCCGACGCTCCGCCGCCTCAGCCAGCGGGCGGCCGAGCTGGTGCATCCGCCCGGCCACACGAACCGCCTGCGGCCCGGTCAGCGCGACCCGCGTGGACATGCGCTCCACCAGCCGGGCGGCGAGCTGCTCGAAGCCGAGGCGCTCCGGGGCGTGCCCGTCGTGCCCGCTGGTCGGGGCCGGGTCAGCGATCTCCATGAAGTCCTCGAAGAACTCGTCGGAGGCCAGGAGTTCCAGCAGCTCGGTCACGTTGGCGCGCACGAGCGGGGTCACGTCGGCGGTGACCATGAGCGGGGTGGCCTCGATGTGCATCGGGCCGCGTACGGCGTCGTTGGTGGTCATCGGGTTGCCTCCGGGGCGGCGGTGAGGAGCATGAGGAGCGCGGCCACCGTCAACGCGGCCTCGTGGACGGTGTGCTTCGCGCGGACGATCTCGACCAGCAGGCGCGCGCCCAGGTCGGTCTCCAGCAGGCGGCGCGGGTCGAAGTCGGCAGGCTCGGCGTCCACGACCAGCAGCACCAGCGCGGCGCCAGCGGCGTAGATGCCGGTCCCGAGCAGCAGGAACGCGGCCCAGTCGGCGGGCGAGTGCGTCATTGCGCGCCCCCGCGAAGCTCGTCAGCAGTCCGCCGCAGCAGGGCCGTTACGTCGTCCTGCGTCCGGCCCGGGCGGTCGTTCCAGTCCGCCAGTTCCACGCCGTCCAGGCCCTGCTCGATGAGTTCGGCGACGTCGTGCGCCGTCGGCTCGTTGGCCTGCAGTTCCCTTGCGAAGTGCGGGGTCCCGTGCAGGGCGACGTTCAGTGCGCCCATGGCGCACACTGCGCACTGGTCGAGCGGCGTGCTGATGGCCTGTTCGTGGTCGTAGAGGGCGCCCTGCCACCAGCCGACCGTCTCGATGTGGTCGGCGGCACGGTCGAGGACGTCTGCGATGTCGGTCGGTGTCTTGTTCACGACGCACCCCCGACCGGCGGCAGGTCCCGGCCGAGCCGGTACCGGTGCGCGAGCGGCCCGTCGTGCGGGTCCTCCAACTGCGCGCGCTGCCCGGCGAGGAGCGACCGCAGCTTGGCCACCTGCGGCGTCACGTCCTCGTCCTCACGGAGGGCCTGCAGCGGCACGTTCCGCCGCGTAATCCCGTCCGCCGACTCAGCGCTCTGGATCCCGTGCTCCGCCAGCTCCTCCAGCGTCGCCATCACGTACGGCGGGCACTGGCACACACCCTCCAGCGCGTACAGAGCCAGGCCGCCCCGCGTCTCCGCACGGCGCTCCCACACCATCCCGTCCGTCGTGCGGACCTTCTCCGGGGCGCTCACGCCGCCACCGCCTCAGCCGCCACCGGCAGCGCCACGACGACCTCGACCGGAACGTCACGCCACGTCGACGACAGCACGTGCTGCCGCAGCCACCCGTCGCGGCTCTCGTACGCCTCGCCCGCCCGGACACTGCCGCCCATGAATTTGGCGCAGTCGGCCAGCACTCGCATGCCGCCGTCGTGGATGTACCCCGTCAGGGTCGGGGTGGTCCGGCTGATCGACCACGACACGTGGTCGGACAGCTCGGGGTGCTCTTGCAGGAGCTGCACCAGCGCGGTCGCCGCGCTGACCTGGGTAGAGTTACTGGCCATCGGTGGCCTCTCCTTCTTCGTGTTCGTAGGGGCGCCGTAGTCGTGGGGTCGCTCAGGCCGGCAAGTCGGAGCGGCCCTGCGGCGCTCAGGGGGTTAGGCGGCCTTCGCCGCCGGCGCGGGCTGGGCAGCAGGCATCGGGACTGGCCTGGCAGGCCGGGCGAGGATCCGGCGCAGTTCCTCCACGACCTCGTCCGGCGGCTCGGGAGCCTGGGCGACGCGGGCGTGGATGGCGGCGATGACGTCGTCGCCGAGGAGTGCGCGGCGCTGTTCGCGGGTCATGCGGCGGCCTCGATGGGGATGCGCTTTATGACGTCGCGGAGGTCGAAGTCGTAGGCCTCGGCGAGGCGCATCGCGGTGTTCAGGTCAGGCTGGGACTCGCCCGAGAGGATCCGGTATGCGGCGGATTCGCTGATTCCGGCTCGGCGGTAGATCTTGTAGCCGGTGCTGTCGCCGCGGGCGCTGGTCTTCTCCAGCAGCTTGGGGATGTCCAGGCGGTACACGTAGTCCCCCTTTCCTTGGTCGCTGGGATCGCTGGTGGGAGCGGGTTCCTTGCTCACGAGGGAGACTCTGGCATATTTATCCCTCCCGCGCAAGGGAGCTTGCTCCCTCGGGAGGTCCACCCTGGGTGTGAAGAATGTGAAGAACACTTGTTCGATCGCTCGTGCGACCTGTGTTATTGCAGGTGAGTGGCGTGATCGCGACTCTTGCGGTTCAGGGATTTTCTGGATACTCCCTATGTAGGGAGGTAGGGTTCTGGGACATGACGAACACGCCCCCCACACACGCCCAGCGCTTCGCGCAGGTCGTGGTCCCAGCCGCCAGGGACGCGGGCTATACCGGCCACGGGTCCCAGGCCCGCCTCGCCCGGGACACCGGCATGTCCGAAAGCAGCGTCTCCCGCATGCTCAAAGGGCAAGCTGTCCCTGAGCTGCGCTTCCTCGCTCCCCTCGCCGAAGCGATCAACATGAGTCCGATTCAGCTCCTCATCGAAACCGGACTGATTTCACCCGAGTCACTTCGTGCACTGTCCGAAACCGGACCATCACAGGTAGGCTCCACAGCACTCACTCCAGAGGACGCTGCTGACCGGCTCGGCATCAAAGACGAAGTCGGACGTCAGATGTTCCTAGGGACGGTGGAACGGCTTCAGCGCCTAGAGGGCGACGAAGACGGCAACACGGGTACCCAAGGAGGAGCCCAAGCACAGGCGTAACCCCCGGGGGTGTACATGGATCGCGCAACCAGCAGGAAGACCACCGCAGCCACGGCAGCGGTGGTCATGGTTGTTGGACTATCCGTCATCCTCTGCAGCGTGATAGACGACGACCTGACACGAGCGCTCGGCGGTGCATGCCTCACCGTGTCCGCCCTGACGCTCCTGGCGCTGGTCGCGATCAGGACCTGGATCACCGACACCAGCGAAGAACGACGCGACCTCGCTGCGGCCACCCGGGAGGCGCAGGCCGAGCACACCACCTACATCGCCGCGAAGGCAGCCCTGGAGGGCGAACAGGGCCGCTTCGCCCGCGACATGGCGGCCGAGCGGGCGAGACTCGCGGCGATGCTCCGCGCCGAGCGGGAAGCGCTGGCCGCAGAGTTTGCGGAGAAGCGGACGCAGATCGAGTGTGAGGCGTTCGAACTCGGGTGGAAGATGGCGCTCAGCAACAAGCGCGGCGAGCACGCGAAAACCCCCGCCGCGCAAGGTGAGATCATCCACTTCCCGACCCAGCAGCCCGAGCGGGCCCGGTCTCGAGGGCACGGAGTGGTCGGTCCCTGAACCCGGGCTCTCCCACGAACGCCAGCCGGATCCGGTCGGTTTCGATCTTCCGTGAACCGCGCACGCTCGCCTTGTACAGCCGCACCGTCACCACCTTCCGGATTACCTCCCGCTTCTGCTCCAGCGTCAGCGCCGGCACCCCCGGTTTGGTCTCGGTCGCCGGACGGCCGTTCCACTTCACGTCCGGGTCCTCGGCCTCCAGCATGCCGAGCAGCAGCGGCGACACCCCGGTGAGGCCGGCCAGCTTCTTCCGCTCGGCCTCCAGCTTCGGCCCCAGCTTCTGCTCCATCGACGCCAGCGACGCCGCGGACAGCTTGAACCGGCCGGTCCTCTCGTCGAACTCCTCGGCCAGCGCGCGGGCTTCACGGAGCTGCTCCTCGTAGCCGTTGATGAGGCGCTGGGTGGCAGCGAGCTTCTCCTCCGTCTCGTCGTCCCCCGGCACGAGCGCGGCGCGGGCCTTGCGTTTGTTGGTGAACCAGGCGATGACCGCCTCTTCGACGACGGCGTTCACCACTTCCTCGGACATCGCCACATCCCGCGACGGCTCACACGTCAGGATCGGGAGACGGCCGCCGGCGCGGGACTGGGCGCACAGCAGCGCGTGGTCGCCGCACTCCCCGCACAACGCGAGATACGACAGCAGGTGTGACACCTCAGTGCCTCGCTGTGTCCGGCGGCTCGGGTCCGCGAGCTTCGCCGCCACCCGGTTGAACATTGCCCGGCCGGCGGGAGTGTCGAGCCCTTTGAGAGGCTCCCACGTCGCTTTGCGGTAGGTGCCTCGGTGCAGGCGCTCGCCGAGGTAGGCGCGGTTTTGCAGCAGGATCCGCACGGTGCGCGGGCTCCACGGCTTCCCGTCGGGGCGGGCGGCGTCCGGCTCCGTGTTCATCCATGCCAGCAGTGAGCGGACCGACTTCCCGGAGTCGATGTGCTGTAGCGCCTTCAGGACGATCGGGCCGCGTACCGGGTCTTCGTACTGGCGGATACAGCGGGACCGGCCGCCCACGACTGCGTACTCGCGCGCGTATCCGAACGGTAGTCGGCCGTGTGGCTTGCCGGCCTCCGCCTCCAACGCTGTGGTGCGTGCGTTGCGGGCTTGGATGGCGTCGGCTTCGTCTTCGGCGTCGACGGCGTGCATGGCGGTGGCTTTGCGGTCGTCGCGGCGGGACAGGTCGTAGACCTGGTCGTTGTAGCAGAGCAGGGTGTTGGAGGCGACGCATGCGTTGCGGAGCCGGACGTACGCCTCCAAGTCGCGGTAGTACCGCGAGGCTTCATAGGCGACGACGATGCGGCGGACGCCCTGCGGGGCCGGGCTGCCGGTGATGGTGGCGAGGAGGTCTTCGAAGTCTCCGCGGGCCTTCTTGGCGTGGCGGCTGGCGGAGAGGTCGGAGTCTTTGAACTCGCGGATGACGGGCCAGCCGTGGCGGTGGCAGAGGTCGCGTCCGGTGGCGAGCTGGTCGTCGACGGAGTCGCGTGCGCCCGCGTGGTTGGTGAAGGCGTTGTCGCTGTTGCGGCCGTAGAGGTAGGCCTCGAAGCGGGTGTCGGGGATGACGAGGTGGAGGTATTCGGGCGCGTAGGGCATGGGGGGATGCTAGCCCAGATGGGGTGTGTCTAAGCGACGTTGTCGCCCCACAGAGTCGTTTAGGGGTGCATGTCGTTCCTTGGTTCTGTGATCTCGTCGACGACTTGGAGCACGTCGTCAAGGCGCCTGCGGAGCATCTCTACGAGCAGGATGAGCCTGGCGGGTTCGAGGGCGGCGAGGTCTTCGGCTCTGGCCTGCGTGAGGTCGCGGCGCGCGTAGTCGATGCGGGAGTGCTGGGAGTCGGTGAGGGGGACGGCCGGTGTGTCGCGTGGGTGGTTGTTCATGTTGTGGGGGTCACCTGGTGTTGCGGGCGGGTTGTCGGCCGTGGGGGGTTTCGTCATGATCAGGCAAACGCTTGCTGTGTGCAATGCACAGTATGAACGTTCACTCGAACGCATGTTTCATTGGATGGCTTCAGTGGCCACGCATCTTCCCTGGCCGCAAATGTACCAACACTGGTACAGACAAAGATCACTGCGGCTACCAGCGTGGACCCGTGCCAACCGATCTGCCCGACTGGGTACCAGCCAGACGCCGGGCGATCGGAGACAACATCCGCGCGGAGCGAGAACGGCAGAGGGTCACTCAGGAACGGCTCGGTGAACTCGCCGGGCTGGATCGAAAAACGGTCAACCGGATCGAGCAGGCCACTCACGCCACATCCATTGATCACTTACTGCTGATCGCGGACGCTCTCGGCGTTCCGCTCGCTGATCTCGTGAGATGAGGCCGCCGCCGGCCCGAGGGGATCGATCCGGCGGCGACCCTGCGGTCACCCGGGGGCGTGGCATGCGTAAGGGTGACCGCGATCCCCGCGCCCGGCCCGGCCGGCGCGGGCCGGGCGCGGGGAGACTGCGGGGGTCAGGCGCCGAGCGCGCCCTCCTTCACGGCGCCGAGGAACGCGCCCCAGGCCGTGCTTGAGGCGGACGCGGCGGAGATGGTGCGGTCCTTGGTGTCCCGGAAGAACGCGCCGGTCCCGGTCTTGGCGACCTCGACGCAGGCCCCGTTGCCGCCGCTGTAGGAGGACGTGGCCCAGATGAGGCCGTCAGTGTTGTGCATGGTGTGCCTTTCGGTTGGTTCCTTGAGCTACCGGCGCGAGCTGGCGCCGGGGTCTTCAACGCCCGCGGCCCGACGGGGCGGTCTGGGTCGGCACCTTCCTGCATCGCCGCGTGTGGAAGAAGAGCTTCACGCCCGGCCCGGTCGGCCGCTCTTCGTCGTGCGTCGTGTATCCCTCGCCGGGCCGGATCGGCTTGTCGCATCGTCCACAGATCACGTCAGGCTCCTCGTTCGGGTAGTGCGGCGTGCCTGGCGCCACGTCTCGCCGAGTCGCCGGCCGCGGGCGCATCGGGTGTCGTCGGTGCGGCACACCCGGCAGGTGATGGCATGCGAGCACCAGCGGCGAAACGCCAGATCGGCGGCCGTCCACTGCTCGGTCACCGGCGTGCCTCCAGCGCGAGACGACGCAACGCCCGGTGGCTGTGACAGACGGCGGGGTCGTCGACGCACTGCTCACACATGCGCGGGTGGCGCTTGTACTCGGCGAGGACCGCGTCGAGGACGCACCTCCTGCACGCGCGGGGGTACCAGGGGGCGGTGACGTCGTCGAGGGTTCCGGACCGTTCGCCGAAGTCGACAGCGGTCTCGGCGTTCAGTGCGGTGTCGCACCAGACGCAGGAGCCGCCGCGGATCTGCTCGGCGGTCAGCCCCTCGTCGAGGTCGGGCAGGGGCAGGAGGGCGAGCGCTTCGGCGTCAAGGGCCGGGCCGGGCGCGGGCTCGGCGGGCGCTTCGAGTTCCGTCCGCGGGCTGCGGTCTGCCGCAGCGGGCGGCGACGCCGTACTGTTCGTCATGTCGACGCTCCCTCACCGGTTTGAGCGTTGGCCACGCCCCCGGACCGTTCGCTGCGGTCGCGGGGGCCTCTTCGATCCGTAGCGTTCACGCAGCGGCCGTCCCGATACGGCACCCGCATGTCACGACCTGCCATACGCGTGTGCTGCCGCGCACCACGACGTGCCCAGCCGCGCGCAGGGTCTTGTTGACGGACCCGCAGTCGAAGCAGGCCTCACCGTGCAGTCGGACGATGCTCACAGACCCGTCTATGACCGTCGGCGTGAGCGGGAGTGCGTCGGGCATTTCCCGTCCCATCTGCTGGTTCCTGCGCGTGCCACAGATGGTGAGGGGTGAGGAAGGCCACAAGTACCCCGGTGAGGGGTAGTTGGGGGTAGCTCGTTCAGGTGGCGGCGCACCACTCGGCGAAGTTCGTGAGGCTTTCTGCGTCGGCGCGCTTCAGCCGCCGCAGGGTCGCGGCGTCCTCACGGACCCACGGGTGTTCGCGGGTGTGCTGCGGGGCGATGTGGCGGGCGACCTTCAGCGACTCGAACGCGTCGTCTGCGAGCCCCGACCAGAGTTGGGCGCGGGCGAGTTCGATGTAGAAGCCGCTGCGGCGCTCGGCCGGGAGATCCTTCGGCGGTTTCCACTCGCTGGCGACATCGAGGGCCCGGCCTACATGGTCGCTCCCGAGGCTGACGGCCACGGACACCTCGTGGATACGCACGGAGTCGGGCCCGAACGCGGTTCCGCAGTACACGTCCTCGGGCACCCGGTCGGCCAGCGTCCGGGCTTCGTCCAGGTGGGTGGCTGCAGCGGCAGCGTCGTGCGCCCGGCCCGCGATGACAGCGGCCCGCATGTGCAGGGCACCCCGTGCTGCGATCTCGTCGGCTGTGGTGGGGGCGGGCGTGGCGTCCAGGGCCTGTTCCAGGGCGCGCAGCCCGGGAGCGTGGGCATGGGCGGCGAAGAACGTCTCGGTGCGCACGTAGGCGACGGACGCGGTCAGGAGAGGGTCACCGGTCTCGGGGACGGCCCACCGCATGAGTTCGATCAGGCGTGCGGAGAGGTCTCGGGCGCCGAACTTGTAGGCGACGGCGTCGGCCGAGCGGTAGGCGTTGACCAAAAGCCCAGCCAGATCGGCTCGCTGTGCGGCAGGGGCCTGGTGGTAGGCGCGGGCGAGTTCCGAGAGCAGGCTCGGAACCTGGCGGACGATGCGCGTGTACTTGGCGCCCAGACGCCAGTCGACGGCCTGATCAACGGACTCCCGTAGTTCGCGAAGGGGACGGACCGGTCCGTCTTCAGGGAGGTCGTAGGCGGCGATCGCGGCGGACAGCGCCGGCAGTGCATCGTGGACGCGGGTGTGGGCCGGGCCTCGGTCCGTTCGGAGCCGGATCGGGTCGATGCCGAGGGCGTCTGCGATGGCTTCGAGGGTGGAGTCGCTGACGCCGCGCTCGCCGCGTTCGATCTTGCGGATGGTGCCGAGCGCGACGCAGGCGGCATCGGCGAGCTGCTCCTGCGTCATCTTGGGGCGCATGACGCTGCGGTAGTAGGCGATCCGGCGGCCTACCCCGTCTCTGCTTCCTGCGGGCATACTGGCTCCAGTTCGGTGCGTCCACTCCGAACCGTACCCGCGTCGAAACACGGCGTGTACGCGAACGGCCCACCAGGCTCTGGCTGGTGGGCCGTTTGCTGCCCAGGTCAGGCGTCAACGATCTCGGTGAGCTGAGTGAGGCTGTCGATCCGCCAGTCCGCGGCCGCCACCACCTTCGGGTCGTCCGCCCACAGGTATCCCCACGGTCCCCGTCGGATGTGCGCAGCGCGGAGCCCGGCCGCCTTCGCGGGGAAGACGTCGTTCGCCGGATGGTCGCCGACGTAGAGGATCTTCTCTGGAGCCGCCTGCGCCACCTCCAGCACCCGCTGGAAGAACTCCGGATGGGGTTTCGCCACTCCCCAGTCCCCCGAGGTGACGATGAGATCCGCCGGGAGGTCCAGGTCACGCAGCAGCTCGCCCGCGCGGGACGTCTGATTGCCCGCGATGACGACGCGCACGCCCACGCGCCGCAGCGCCGACAGCGCTGTCCGTACGTCGCCGTAGAGGTCGCTCTCATCCAGGTACTCGCCGCGGCCGGCAGCTTCGCGGGCACGGTACTCGGCAGCGATGTCGATACCTGGCCGCGCCAGACGTACGGCGTCGGCGTTATCGCGGCCCGTGGCTACGACGGCGCCCACGAGCGCAGAAAGGGTGTGACGGGGGACGCCGAGCCAGTCGGACCACGATTGCCAGTATCGGTCGTCGCGGGTGATGGTCTCGCCGATGTCGAGAACGATGGTCTCAATCACCTCGGGAAGCCTACGGCGTGGCGGTCGGCGTCTGACTGGCAGTCCCCGCTTCTACACTTCTCGCATGTCCCCCAACCTCGACCGCTCTGGTTCTGTGCGGTCTGCTGCCGTGGTGAATGAGGCGATACGCGCGCTGTGGCAGCGCGCCGGCGGCCACCTGTCGACCGCAGCCGAGCGGGCCGAGTATGAGCGGCTCGTCACCGAGTGGGCGGCCGCCGTACGCGGCGAGACGGCCGCCGCAGCCTAGACGTACTGGCGGCGCTGCGGATCCAGGGCGGCCGACGACACCACACCACCGTTGCCCTTGCCGGGCCCCGGCTGCGGGGCCCCGTCCTTCCTGCACACCAAGGCGTCTGGGTCATACGACGGCGCCTGCAAGCTGTACCCGTCCGGGCACGACGGGCCGGGCGGCCCCTGCTCCCCCTGCGGGCCCGCAGGTCCGGCCGGGCCCTGCTCACCCTCCGGCCCAGGTGGCCCCGACGGTCCTACCGGACCAGCAGGCCCCGAAGGGCCGACCGCCCCCGGCGCCCCACTCGGGCCCGGGCTGCCATCCACACCATCCCGCCCCGGCGCCCCAGACGGCCCGGTCGGCCCCGGGCTGCCCGGCACACCGCGCGGCCCCGCCGGGCCCGGGATCGGCACCGGCACCTCCGCCCGCGCCGGAAGGTCGCTCACGGCCTTCGTCGGGTCCGGCGCCACCGGCGTCTTCCCCGCGGCCTGTACCTGCTGCCGCAGCGCCCGCACGTCGCCCGCGAGTGTGGACACGGCCTGCCCGCGCAGGTTCGCCTCCTCGGCGAGCTGGGAGGCCATTCGGTCGCGGTCCACGAGCAGATAGCAGACGGCGACCGCCCCGCCGAGAAACAGGAGGATCGCGGTCGCCCACAGCAGATGCCGCGCCTGATGGAACACCGTCTGCGTTCGCCTCACGGCGTGCCCCCCAACTGCTGCACCAGCAGCCGAAGACGCGCGTTCTCCGCCTTCTCCGCGGCCAGCTCGGCGCGCACCGTCGCGAGATCGGCGCGTAGTTCCTTGCGCTCCTCCTGGAGCTCGTTCGTCAGGCTGCTGAAGCCGTTCACTGCGGTGCCCTCCTGGGCTGCCCTGTTCGCCCCGCGGGAGCCGTATACGGCCGCCGCCGCTGCCACCGGCCCGCCTACGAGTGCTGCGATAGCCGTGACCATGGCGGCGTCCATACCACCTCCCAGGGGCGTTCAACGGGCAGGCTCAGGCGCCCGGGCTGGTGCTGACGGGGCGGGCGGTGATGAGCCGGTCCTGCGCCGCTCCGGACACGCCGGTGGGCTTCCAGAAGCCGAAGTGGCTGAGGACGGCGGTTGCGAAGCTCACGAGGGAGAGGACGGCGGCGGTCTGCCAGCTGTACCCGGCATCGTGCGGCCCGGCGAGCTCCACCAGGAACCCGTTCAGGGTGGACAGGGCGAGCAGCAGCACCGACTTCCACGCGGCGGACGTCACTCTGGTGGTGACCAGGCCGACGAGGACTGGAAGGACGACGGAGATGACGAGGCCGAGCCAGTACGCGGCGTCGAGGTGAACCTGCATGAGGGTGATCCGATCTGAGTGAGGGGGAAGGGTTCAGACGTTGGGGACGTGGAGCTTCGCCCACGACGTGGGCCCGGGGATGCCGTCAGCGTCGGGGCCGCTGTAGCCAAGCTTCCGCTGCCACGCGGCGTACGAGCGGACGTCGCCCGAGCCCCACAGATCCGCGTTGGCCTGGGACTGGTAGAGGTTGCAGCCCTCGTCGACGAGCCGCTTGTGCATGGCTGCGATGATCGGCGAGCGGCGGCCGGCCACGAAGAAGCCCGCGCCCGGATACGGCTCGTACGTCGGCGCTGGCGCGGCGATGGCCGCGGCCGGGGTGCCCCCGAGGTTCGGGTCGGCGGATATGGTGCCCTCCTTGTAGGCGGGGACGCCGTAGCCGTAGGGGCTGTCCGGGCCGCGTCTGGGGCGCTGGCGCAGGTACACGCCGTCGCCCTGGTAGGAGCCGTTCGTGTTCGTGTTGCCCTCGACGGTCCAGATCCAGCCGCCTCCGCCGGGGGCAGTGGGGTCGCTGTCGTACTTCCACACGACGCCGGTGTGGTCGCCTCCGCTGGGGCCCATGTACATCGGGCCGCCCAACACGGGGTATTCGGTGAAGCGGCCCTGCTTCTTCCACCAGGCGACGGCGGTCGCGCACGACGCTGTCATGGGCCACACGGCATCCATGCCGAGCTGGTGCGCTCCCCACGCCTCGAAGGTGGCGCACCACGGCTGACCGTCGCTCCACGCAAAGCCGGGCGTCTGTTCGCTGAACTTCTGGATGTTGTTCCAGTTGCCGTTCGCGTCACGGCCCTCGTGATAGCCGACCTGGCTCTTGAGGAGGTTGACGAACTGGTCTCGGGTGCTGGTCATGGTCACAGTCCTTTCGCGGTGAGCCACGTGCGGGCGGCGAGCGCCATCGCCAGATCCGGATCCGCCGGCGTCGGCGTGGGGGTCGGCTGCGGTGCGCCCACGAGCGCGGGCACCGTCACGTCGCCCTGGTGGGAGAGGAGCGAAGTGAGCGCGGCCGTCGGGAAGTAGCCGTATCCGCGCAGGCCCCACGTCTCATTCCACGAGTTCGGCACCTGGTACTCGCCCGTCGTGGCGTCGAAGGCGTTCAGCTCAAGCTCGTGGCCGCCAGCCACACCCGAGGAAGGGTCGACGATGATCTCGCCGTCGTTCTTCGGGTCGAACATGCTGTTGTACCAGGTGATGCCGATCATCACCGGGCCCGTCTGGAGCGCCGAGTTGAGCGCCGCGATCGAGAACGCGTGGGTGTAGCCCGACGCGAGACCCAGCGCCCGAAGTGCCTTCGCGACGCCGAGCCCGGTCGAGCCGGTGTCGGTGGGCGGGTAGGTGCCGGATACCCCGTCGAGGATCGTCGCCAGGCTGTACAGCTTCACGGCGAAGTCCTCGTCGAGCTGGTGCTCCCCAGTCTCGAAGATGCCGTGCGACGCCGCCGACCCGGCCGCGCTGATCGTGACCGACGTGGACGCCGTACGGCCGGCGGAGTCCGTACCGAGGACGCCGGTGCCCGCGTTGCCCGTGCAGCTGCCGAGGCTGCCCTGGTCGAGGATCGGGATCCGGCGCGTCCACTCCACCGACTTGATGGCGGACTTGGGCAGCACGCCATGCGCGTACGCCAGGCTGCGCGGGTCGTGCTCCACATGTCGGCCGAGCCGGTACGGGCCGCCCGTCTCGGGGAGGTGCTGAACGTGCAACGTGTGCTCCTTGCTCATGAGATCTGCCAGGCGCGTATCCAGCAGCCTTGGCGCAGGTTCGTGGCCGTCGCATTGCTCGTGTTCTGGGCCCACTGCAGCGATAGGACGCCCGTCGTCGTGGTGACGACGGTTCCCTTGATGTCCGCGGTGAAGAACGTGCCACCGCTGGTGCCGAGGGCGAGGGTGCCGGCGAGGGCGGCGCCGCCCGCGTTGAGCTGCGACGTCGACGCGGTGGTGATGCCGTTGACGCCCCACACGCCGAAAGACGAGGTGCCGGTGTAGTTCACGGTGATTTTCAGGTCGCTGCTGCCGAGAGTGCCGCCGGTGTAGTTCAGCCACACCCCGAAAGCCCACGTGCCCGTCCGAGGCAGCGACAGGGCAAGGTCGGGGTCGTCGGCGACGGTTGTGGTCGCCGACCGGGATGTGGCGGCCGGTTTCACCGCCCACAGTGGCAGCATCTGCGTGAGCAGGCTGGCGGTGATCTGCTGCCCTGCGGAGATGCTCGGGTACTGGGACAAGGGTGCCTCCTTACAGGGCGATGTACGGGGTGGTGGCCAGGGCCACGCCAGTGCCGGCGGTCTGCGCCTTGACGACGGTGTTCACGGACCGGGTCACCTGGAGGGTTTGCGGGTTGATGACCTCGTAGTTGTCGAACTGGACCGCCACTGTGGCCGCGTTCGTGTTGGTGGCGCTTCGGATGGATCGGGTGCCGATCTGGTTGGCGGCGGTGAGCGACGTGTCGGTGGCCTCGACATGCCAGTTGCTCGGCTCCGCATTCGACGCGAGATACGCCCGCGCGCGCAGCGTTGAGCCTTGCCCCTGGAACCGGACCCGGTAGAACGTGCCCGCGGCGTAGGTGTTGGGCAGCGTGAACGCGCCGAGCTGCGTCTGCACACCGGCGATGTTCTTCCGGATGGACAGGATGATCGCGTTGCCGGTGGTGAACTCCAGCCTTGCCATGTACAGGTTGTTGGCGTCCTGCATGCGCGCGGTCGCCGCCCCGAACAGGGAGTCGCCGGTGGCCAGTGCGGTGGTGGTGATGTCGCAGTACACGTCGAAGTCCGCGTGCGCGGCCGTCACCGCGGTGAGGCGGGCGGTGCCCGTCGTGGACAGGGTGTGGACCCCGGCCGAGCCGTTCACGCTGTAGTCGCTGGTGCTGCCGCCCGACGTCGTCCATACCGCCCCGATGTCCGGGGTGCCCCACCCGTTCGACACGGTCCGGCCGAACGAGTCCTTCAGCCACGATGTGATCCCGGTCCCGCCGGTGATCAGCTTGACGTTGTCCGCGTACAGCAGGTACCCGGCGCCGGGAGTGCCCGACACGGCGAAGTGGATGCCTGCGAACGCTGCGCTTGCGGGGGCGGTGAACTGGGCGTTGAGCGGAGTCCACACGCCGGGCGTCAGCGTTGCCGGGTTGGACGTCGTCGTCAGGTACGCGCCGCCCGCGTCGTACCAGTTCACGTGAATCCCGGCCGTGGACGGCAGCGTGGCCGGCGCGTACAGCCATCCCATGGCCGTGTAGGTGCTGCCCGCCGTGACCGCGCGTTTGGTGTCCTCGGCGCGGGGGCTGGACCCAGTGCCGGTGGTCAGCAGCGCCGACCAGGAGCCGACCCGGCTCACCGACTGCGAGCGGGACAGGGTGGCGTTCGTCGGCGTCCAGCCGCTGGTGTCCGTCTCGAACCCGGGGTTGGTGGTGAGGACGGTGCCGGACGGTTCGACCTGCATCGTCTCGCCGCCGACGCTGATGTCGAACGGCAGTTGTGTGACGTCTGTGGTCCATGTCGGGCCGCTGCTGGTGAGTACGGTCGCGGTCGTCGCCGTCGACGTCATCGCGGCCGCCAGCTGGGATCCGGCCGTGTCTGCCCGGCCGAGTACCGGATCGTTGGTGACGGCGACGATCCACGGGCCGTGCGGGCTGCAGTTGTAGACCAGCGTCCACGTGTACTGGTCCATGGTCTCGGTGTAGCCCTCGACGCGCAGGTCGATGGTGTCCGGGGGCAGCCACGCGGGTGGGTTGGTGATCTGCAGGCGGGAGCCGACATCCACGGCGGTGGCGTTCTCGATCGACGTGGGCGCGCCTGCGAGGTTGACGGTGACCTGCGGGTAGCGGGTTTCGTCCCACGTGCCGATGTGGAGGCGCCAGTTCGCGTGCTGCTGCGGCTGGGTGTCGTCGAGGAGGCCCAGCGTGTATGAGGTGTCGTACAGGCCGATCCCGTTCGGCGGGGTCTGCGTGGACAGGCTACCGGTGGTGAGGGTGGCGCGCGCGGATGCGCCGGAGGTGCGGGCCACGGTGACGTCGTTGGTGACCTGCTGGTCGTCGTCGACCGGGTTCAGCGGCGCCACCAAGCCGTCCGTGCCGGCGTAGTTCAGGGTCAGCGCGGCAGGCTGGTTGTACATGCTGGCCCGGGTCACATACCGCAGGCCCAAAATCGCGCGCTGCTCGGCGAGGATCCCTTCGTCGACGTCGCCTGCGGCGCGCACGATTTTCAGGGCGGTGCCGCGTGGCTGCGGGCCGCACTGCTCGTCGCCGAAACTGGTGGCGTAGGAGTTGATGTTCTCCTCGGTGCCGATGCGTCCGGCGCGGGATGCGCCCGTTTCAGCATTCCAGCCGACCATCACCCCGGCTGACGCCAGGAATGCGCTGGTCGTGGCGCCGATTGCGAGGTGTCCGAAGACCGTGCCGCCCATGGCGTGGTCCTCGCCGAACCTCACTTGCGTGATACGGCCCGTGCTGGTGGGGGTGAGGGTGTCGGTGATCGTGTCGATGAACGGGTTGTTGTTCGGGACCGTGGTCAGCATCGATTTGGCGATGTCGACGATGGTGATCAGGTAGCTGACGCTGGTACCGCTTTGCGTCAGTCTGATGGTGATGTACTTCTCCAGCCCGTTCAGGAGGATGGGCGCGAGGAAGCCCGAGTCGTAGAGCAGTGCGTTGGTGGAGTCGTAGACCCGGACCGCCGGGTTCCCGGCTGCGTTGACGTACAGCGACCACGTGGCCGCCGCGCCGGTCTGCGAGAACGACATCAGCCGCTGCGTCGAGGTCACCCCAGCTGCTGGCAGCTTCGTGAAGAAGCCGATCATGCCCGTGTTCGTCGAGTCGAGCGTGTAGGACGGCACCGACACGGTCAGCGCCCCCGTGTCCACGGTGGGGATCGCATCCGAGGCGACCCAGTCCGCGTAGGCGGCGGGCGTCACCGCCCCAGAGATGGTCATGGAGGGGTGTCCGGCGTACGCGGATGCGAGGCTGGTGGCGTCGGCGCCGTCTTCCATCGGCCAGTAGGCGACGATGCCGGCGGCCATGCGGCCGGAGGTGGTGAACTCGCGGTAGAACGGGCTCTTGGTGGGGACGGCTCCGATGCCGAGGCGGCGCAGTACTCCGGCGGCCTCTACGTCGGTGACGACGTCGAATCCGCCGGTTTCCCAGCGGGGTGTCCATGAGGCGATCTCGCCGACGAACCGCACCTTGCGGTTGGTGATCTGGGCGTTCCCGGCGGTCGACCACGTACGGCCCGCACTGTCCGTGAAGCTGGTGGTTCCGCTGGGCTGGGAGGTGAAATCCGGGTTGGCGACGAGTGTTCCGTTGATGCCGTTGTAGACCTGCGCGGCGTGGACGTGGCCGATCGCCGGGTTGTAGCTGAAGTTGGGCACGGAGCCGATGTGGAGGTCCGCCGTCCCAGAGAAGATCGATGTGGTGCCGGTGCCGGTGACGGGGGCGCCGAGCTGGGTCCACGTGCCGTTGATCGAATCCGAGGTATAGAAAGTAAGGGTCCAGCCTCCGGCGCCGTTGTCGACGTCGAGCGTCGCCCGTACGGCGAGGCGGCCGGACGTGGTCAGAGGCAGGGGCGCGGTGGCGGTCGTGCCGATGATGGTGCTGCCGTCGGCGGACCAGCGGAAATACAGGGTGCCCAGCCGCGCGTACAGGACCCACGAGGTCTGCCCCGCAGCGCCTTTGCCGATCAGCTCGGTGCGTGCGAAGTCGCTCGCCCCGCTGAACGGGTACTCCGGCAGCGTCCAGTTCGCGAGGGTGGCGTCCAGGCGGACGTCGATGTCGCCGGTGATGTCCAGGGCCGCCGTGTCGGGGGTGGTGGCGTAGTCGCCATCTGCGCCGGGCAGGTCGAGGGCGACGCTGCCCGTGCCCACGCTGACACGGATCGGCGTGTTGCGGCCGATCTGCCCGTAGTAGACGCCCGACGGGTTCCGCGGGCTGTAGTTGCCGCTGTTGTTGGACAGCACCAGCGAGCAGCGCCCGAAGTCGACCTGCTGGGCCCAGTCGGAGCGGCCGCGCGTGATACGGATCTGGTCCGCGGCCCGTACGTCGCTGGTGATGTCGGTCCAGGTCGTCCCGTCGAGGGAGATGTCGACCTGGATCGGCAGCGGGGTGTCGGGAAACGTCATCAGTTGGCCCCCAGGGTTGCGGACACGCCGCCTCGGGTCTTGACTTCCTTACGGCCGACGTCCACCCACAGCTGGCCGAACTGCTTGCCTGCAATGTTGAGGTGGATCTCCACCGGCCGGTGGTCGCTGCCCGCCGCCTGGGTTTGCGCGGCGACGGTCCGGGTGCGGTGTCCGGTGGTGAGCATCGACGCCCACGGCGCGTGCGCCTCCAGCGCCCTGCGGCGAGAGTCTGGCCCCGACCACACCCGGGAGCCGACCGGCAGGTCGAGCAGCTCCGGCTCGTGCTCGCCCACCCACGTCAGCCCGCCGCGCACCCCGCCCGAGGCGGCGGCGCCGACGATGCCGCCGGCGGCCTTCTTCCCGACCGCGCGAGCGAGGGCCTTCTCCAGGGCGCGGGTGAGGTCGAGCATCGCCTTCTCCAGCTTCGACTGCTGGCTCTTGAGGCTGTTGACGAGCTTGTCCTGCGCCTTGATCGCGGCCCCGTAGTAGGCGTCCGCGGTGGTCTGCCCGGCCTGCTGCGCGTAGGTCGCGGTCGCAGACCGCAGGCCGTTCAGCGTCTTGATCTCCGACGACGACGCGTTCAGCAGCGCCCCAGCGGTCTGCAGGCCACCGCCTTCGATTCCGGCGTTCGCGATGTCCTGGATGAGGCCCTTGTCGAGGCCCTTCTTCTGCAGGCCCTTCAGCGCCTGGGCGAACGCCTGCGCCTGGTCCCGGGACTGGATCGCCGCACCCATGATCGAGGACACCGTCACGGGGCCGCCACCGGAGGCGACGCGGGTGATGTTCGACGCCGACAGCACCCCGGACCTGACCGAGTCCGATAGCTGGGAGGCCGAGTTCCTCAGGTCGTCCAGCTTGCTCTTGGCCGCGTCGAGGGACTGGGTGACCTTGTACAGCTGCTTGTCGTAGTTGATCAGGCCCTTACCCGTGCGGTCGAGTTGCCGCAGCAGAGACGACTCCTGGCGTCCGCTGAACGCCGCCCTGATCTGCCCGGACATTTCGTTGATCGACTGGACGAGGCTGCCCAAGTCCTGCGGCGCGGCCAGGCTCTTCTCTGTGGGGGTCAGGGAGTATCCGGCGTAGCGGCCGTAGTAGGAGATGCCGAGGCCGCCGCTGATCTGGCCCCGGGCGTCCTTCTGTGCCTGTGTGAGACCGCCCTTCGCGAACCCGGCCACCCGTAGCGTCCCAGCGTTCACAGCGTCCATGAACCGCTGCCCGTACTTCCGCACCGAGCTGGCACGGACCACGTACTCGCCCGCGCTCAGCATCGCGGGGACACTGTCCGACGTCTCCGTACCCGGGCCCACCACACGGCCCCCGTCCGGGGTGCCGCCGCCCGCCAGCCGGATCGGGCCGCCCATCGCCCTGAAAGCCGGCGCGTTGGACGCCTCCACCTTCTCGTACACGGTCCGCACGTAGGACGTCGCCACCTGGCCGTCCAGACTGTTGAGCGCGCGCTGGATGAAACTCAGCTTCCCGGACGCCTGGTCATTCGCCCGCGCCGTGACCGTCTTGTCCTTCAGCGACGCCAGCTGCTGCCTTGCCGCTGCCACCTTCGCCTGCAGGTCGGAGATCTGGGCCTTCAGCGCGGCCTTCTTCTCCGGCGGGACCTTGTTGAGCTGCTCCTTCGCCGTCTGGATCTGCGCGTTCCAGTTGTTGATGTCCAGCTTCAGTTTGCCTGCGGCGAGTTTCTGCGAGGTCGATGCTGAGAACGAGTCAATGCCCTGCTGGGCCCTGTCGAGAGACGCTCGGAAGCCGCCTGCCCACTGGTCGAAGTCCTTGTTCGCGGCCCGCAGTTTCTCGCCGATCCCCGGCACCCAGCCGAACGCCTTCGCCGCGCCGGACACGATCCCGTCCAGCGCGATCAGGGCGCCGTCCGTCATCGCCCGGAATCCGCGCACCAGCATCGGCAGACTCGACACACCGGCCTGCACCATGGTGAGGATGGTGTCGCCGATCGCCCGAGCGGCCTCCTGGATGGCGCCCTTGTTCCGTTCCAGGGAGTCCGCCAGCCGCTTCAGCGGTCCCTCCCCGATGTCCCCGGGGATGATCGCGTCAGCGATCGCGCGGGCGACGTCCTTCATCACCGGGGCGATCGCGCCCCCCACCGTGCGGACCGCGCGCAGTCCTTCGGCCAGGTCGTGCAGGAACGGGCTGGCCACCTTCAGGGCGCCGGTCAGCGTGTCGAGGGCGGCACCGCCAACATCCCCGAGCAGCTTGAACCCCTGCTGGAACAGCGGGCCGGTGGCCTTCGAGTACTCGCCGATGAACTTTCCGAGCCCGGGCAGCAGCTTGTCGTTCAGGGCGTAGGCCAGCCCGTCAATCACCTGCGCGGCACCCTGAATGCCGGGCTCCAGCCCCTTGAACATGCCCGGCAGCCCCTTGGACAGCAGCCCGCCGGCCAGGCCGGTCAGGGCGTCCAAGGTGGGCTTGGACTTCGCGCCGAAGTCGAGGAACGAGCGGGTGAACGGGCCCATCGCGGACGTCATGTCCTTGACGAAACCGGTGCCCAGCTTGAGGTTCGTTTGCAGGTCCTTTTGGAACCCGGAGTCCTTCAGCATGCGGCCGACGCCTGCGGCGGCATCCCCGAACGCGCTGCCCATGTCGGTCATGGACTTGCCGAGGATCTTCACCACCGGCCCGGCTTCCTTCACCGCCTTCGTGAACCCGGGCAGCATCACCTTCTGGATGTCCTCGCCGACGCCCTTGAACTGGCCCTTCAAATCGACCAAGGCCTTAGTGAAGTCCCGGGCCGGCGGCGACAGCTGCTTCAGGGCCTTCTCGTACTCCTTGTGGCCCTTGCCCGCCGCCTGCATCGCCTTGTCGACCCCGGCGAATCCGAGCTTCAGCGTGGCCGCCGCGGTTCCCAGCCCCAGAACCGCCGGCACCGCCGCACCCAACGCCGGGAGCACGGACGTGCCCAGCGCGACGCCGACCTGCAGCAGCGACGGGGCGAGGCTCATCGCGCTGCCGCGCGTACCGTCCATCGCCCTGGTCAGGCCGTCGGAGTCACGGCGCATGCTCGCCGCTGCCGCCGCATAGCGGCCCTGCATGTCCCGCAGTCGCCCGTTGACGTCGCGGAAACCCTCGGTCGTCTGGTTGTTGACCCGAACTGTGATCGTTACGTCGTCACCCGACATCGTCCACCTCCCCTCCGTCGTCGCTTCCGCCGCCGAGCTGCTCGATCGCCACCAGGCGCATCAGCTCGGTTGATTCCTCCATCAGGGAGGTCAGGGTGTAGCCCGGGAACCTTTCGAGCAGGCCGAGCAGGTACCGGGCCCTCCTCAGCTCGCCAGGCTCTCGGACAGTGCTTCCATCGGGATGGACTCCACCGGGGACGGCCCGCCAGAGGGCGAGCTGTCCGGCAAAGGGTCGGTGTCGTGCACTCCGATCAGCGTCTGGATCCACGCGTTGTTCATCGCCACGACGAGGTCGTGGTCGACTGCGCGGAGGCCTTCCTCGGTGGGCGGGATCGGCTCGCCGGTGTCTTCGTCTTCGAGGTTCCAGGAGACGAGGTGCTCGGCGAACCGTCGGAGGGCTGCGGCGCCCCCGCCGTCGCCTTCGCTGCCGTCGAGTCCGGTGGCTTCGAGGTATTCGCCGAAGCTCATGCCCTTGACGCGGGCTTCGGCGCCGTGGAATTCGTGTCCTTCGGCGAAGCGGACGGTGTAGGTCTTGACCTTGGTCTTGTAGCCAGCCATGTTCGCCTCTCAGGCCCAGGTGGGAACGGTGCCGTCGGCGAGCGAGCCGGGCGCCTGCCAGGTGAGCTCGCCGGAGTTGGCGCGGGTGAGCTGGTAGTCCGTGAACAGGGCCTCGAACGCGAGCGTGACGCCGTTGACGGTGATGGTGTTCGTCCGGTTCACCGACGTCGACGGAACGGTCTTGAACACGTCATGCGACGCGCCAGTGGCCGGGTTGAAGACGCCGTTGTACGTGACGCTGACGTCCGCCAGCAGGAGCAGCCGCTCGATCGCGGACTTGTCGACGCCGGTGACGTCCTGCACGCCGCGGGGGGTGGCGAGCTGCCAGTTGGTGATGTCGTTGCGGATGTCCTTCGCGGTGCCGCTGGCGTCGTCGACGGACAGTGTGGTCTGTGCGAGGCCGGTGCTCTTCGCCATGGGTGATCAGCCTTTCTGGATCTCGTCGGCGAGGTTCTGCTGGTGGGTGGCGAAGTCGTCCACCCACTGATCCGGCCTCTGGAAGAGCCGGGCTTTCGTGCCGCGCGGGTTGCCGCGGTGGTCGCCGTCGCGGACGAGGTACAGCGGCGGCCGGTCCAGGCGCGCCCGGTGCTGGGAGGCCTTGAAACAGGCCTGCCCCGGCTCGAACACGAGCCAGGTCTCGCCTTCCGCCACCTGCTGTTCGGTGTACTTCCGGCCGGAGTTGCGGGCCGCGTGCAGCAGGTCGGGGGTGAGCGCCTCGACGCGGACCCGCCACCCGTTGAGGTAGTGCGAGCAGGCGACTTCGGCGCACGTCGCGGGGCGGAAGTGCGAGCTGAGCGGGGAGCGCATCTCGTACGTCTTGTACGCGGCAGCGTCCATGAGCGGCTGGGGCCATGAGGGCTGGAACATCAGAACACCACTCCCGCGACCTGGTTCTTGATGAAGTTCACGGCGAAGCTGAGCGAGGTGAAACCGCCCGTCGTCGCGGACACCGCGCGGACGTACCGGCGGATCGTAGACGTGTTCGAGATGGCGATCCGCTGCGAGGCCGGTGCGGCCGTGATCTGCGTGAACGCGAGCCCGGCCACGTCGGCGAACGTCACGTTGTCGGCGCTGTCTTGGATCTTCACCGTGGCGTCCGTGCCGGTGAACGCGAACACCTGCAGGTACGCCTGCGCGCCGAACGACAGTGACTGCGTGGTGTCGATGCTCGTGCCGTTCGTCGCCGCGGTGTCGGTGCGGATCCCGGCGGTGAGCTGCTGGCCCCACCCGATCCCGTAGCCGTTGGCCTGCGCGCTCACGCCGAAGGTGAACATGCCGTCGTTGCCGCGGGTGGGGTCGTAGTTGATCTGCTTCGCGACGATCGACGCGGCCGGATTCCCCAGCACCGTGCCACGGCAGTACGTGAGGATCACGTCCGTCCGGGGCAGCGCGGACAGCTTCTCGTGCGTGCCTGTACCGGCCTGGACGTGGTTGAAGAACGTGGTCATCTCGAACCGGCCGTCGCGCAGGCCACCGAGCCGCTCGTAGGCGCTCTTGTTGATGCCGGTGGCGTCCAGCAGGGCGGGGCCGCCGCCGATCTGCTGAAGTTGCTGGATGTCGCCGCTCGCGTCGAACCCTGCGATGTACAGGTTGTCGCCGAGGCCGCTGGTCTTGGCCACCTATGCCACCTCATTCCATACGTCGTTCAAGATCAGCGGGATAGTCAGCGTGGCCGCCCGGTAGGTCGTCGAGTCGAACCGCGCATAGCCGAACTCCGCCCCCAGCGGCGCCCCGTGCATGCCGAGCAGATCCACGTTCGCGACGCTCCCGCCGAGCTCGAAATCACCGCTGTACGCGTTCATCAGCTCGTCCACCGCGCCCGTCACGGCGATGTCCACGCCATCCAGCGGCTCGCTGTCCGCCGGCATCAGCACCCGCCCGGTCAGCTCCAGCCGTACGGACACCGTGGCGAGCCCGGAGCGGGCCGGGATCGGCGTGACCCGCTTGACCCACAGGGCGTACGTCAGCCCGGAGCCGGGCGCGGACACCGGTTCGTGGCCGAGTACCTGCTCGAACAGGCCCAGCGCCTGGGCGTGCGAGGCTGCGGCGCTCATGTAGGTGGTGAGGTCCAGTGCCACGGCCGCTCACATCCGTCCCGTGTACCGGCGCAGGAGACGCTCCCCGATGCCCTGCTTGCGCTCGTTGAGCTTGTCCCGGGTGACGGTCCAGTGGTCGTAGCCCTTGAACCGGGTCACGGGGAAGTTCCGGGAGCCGATGCCTGCGAGCCACGGCCCGTACACGACGCGGGAGTCCCAGATCTTGTGCCCGTCGACGACCTGGCAGCGGGACTCGTAGTAGCCGGTCGGGTGCCGGAACACGCGGTGCATCTCGCCGCGGAGGATCGACAAGCCTTCCTCGGCGAGTTGGCGCTCCAGCCTGTTCACGTACTCGTTGGCGAGGGCCTGGGCGCGGCCGTCGAAGATCGGGCCCCGTCTGCTGGTGGATACGTCGAGGAGCACGTCAGATCACCCTCTGCCGGGACTTGCGGCCGTACGCCTGGTACGCGCTGTCGCGGAGGTCGGCCAACCCCTTGCCGGACGCTTCCCGCTCGTTCTCCCCGGCGCCAGCGGTGCGCGCGTACCCGGAGCGGCCTTGCAGGAGGTCGGTGAGGGCTTCGGCGATCGTCAGCTGGCGGATTCCGCCCGGCGGTGTCCACCGGTAGACGGTGCTGCTGTTGGCGTGGGTGTCGGCGGTGGTGCCGAGCGCGCCGCGGGTGACGACGAGCGTGCGCGGGGCGTAGATGGTGGCGCCGGCGGTGTGGGCGGCGATGGTGGAGCCGTCCCACGCCCGCCTGACCGTGAGCTGGTTGCCTGCGATGTCCTCGATGAGCATGCGTTCGCTGTCGATGAGGATGGTCTCCCCGGCTGCGAACGCAGCACCGGACTGCACCGGGACGGTGACGGCGTTGTTCTGGTTGGTCAGGCCGCCGGTGCCGAGGGTCTGGCCGGTGGCGAGTTGCTGCCGGTCGGTGACGATCATTCGTTCGGAGTCGATGCGGATGATGGAGCCGACGCCGACGGCGGCCGACGTGGGCCCGTCTACGTCAATCCCGGTCTCGGTGGCGTCCAGCACCTCCACAAGGGCGCCCGCGGTGGTCTCGGTGTTGCGGTAGCCCCACAGGCCGGTGATGGCGACGTCGCGCTGCGGTGTGGAGCCGACGCCGAAGCTGTACGACTGGTCGCGGCGCAGCTCCAGAGACTGGTACGGCGGCCCGCTGTTGACCGGCTCGAAGTTGCACGCCGTGAGCGGGATCGTCTGGCCGCCGCTGGTGACGGAGCTGGGGACCGCTGCCAGTTCCCACTGGTCGAGCCAGATCCGCCACGGGTAGGCGTACTGGAAGTTGGGCCAGTCGAAGTAGCGGGTGGCCACGACGGGGGCGAACGTGCGGTGCATCAGCCCGTCCACCCGGCGGGAAGCGTCCTCCAACGCCCGGTCGATCCGGCTGTTGGAGCGGGCCGTCTCCTTGACGTCCAGCTCCGCCTTGATCTCCTCCCGGGTGGCGTACCACACGCCGTCCTGCGGGCCGTTCGTGGCCGCGCTGGACGCCGGGGCGGTGACCGTGATGGTCTCCGTCGCCGTCACCGCCGCGCCGGACTTCAGGCCGGACCAGGTAGCCAGGTACAGGCCCGGGGTGAGCGTGCTCGCCGGGGTCCAGGCGTAGCCGTAGGAGCCGGTTCCCGGGTGCGTGACGCCCGCCGTGGTCGCGGCGAGCGCGGTCGCGCCGGTGGCAACCGACGCGACGGCGATCGACGGGGTGGCGTCGAGATCGGTGAGGGTGCCGCCGGAGAAGTCGTACCACTGCGACAGGAGAGTGACGGACTGGCCTGCGATCACTTCGGTCATACCGTCGTCCCGTCCGTGATGAGGCCGAGCGTGGCCAGAGCGGTCAGGAGCGAGGCCAACGCCGCGTTGCCGCCGCGGGAGCCTGTGACGGTGGGCTTGCTCGCCGGGGTGGCGCCGAAGAACCCGACCTGGTTCCCGGTGCCGTCCAGCGTGTGCTGGGCAGTGCCGTACAGGGCGTCGACGAACTCGACTTTGCCCGCCCACTGGCTGGCCAGCGCGTTCGCGGCGAACCGCATGTATGAGCGCTGGGTGCCGTCGAAGTTCGTGCCGGACCAGTTGGAAACGATCAGGTCGACGCCCGTCGCCTCCAGATCCAGCGACGAGCCGTCGGTGCGGAACCGGTACGCCTTCCCCGTGCCGAACGCGGACAGGTTCCCGAAGATCGCCCAGTTTCCGTTCGCCTGGCCGCCCGCCAGCGTGGTGTAGCCGGTCACGTTGAACGCGGCGTTGGAGACGGTGACGGTTCCCGTGAACGTGGCTCCCGCGAGTGGGGCTAGCGCGGCGAGCGCCGCAGCGAGCCCGGTGATCTGGTCCTGCGTCAGGGTTACAGGGTCGCTGCCAGCGGCGGCGTGCGTGGCCGCGTGCGCGGTCGACGCCTTCCCGGCCAGGCCCGTGTCAACGTACGTCTTAGAGGTGGCCGAGAGGCTGGTGTCCGGGGAGGAGTCGTTCAGGACCAGGTCACCGGTCATGGTGTCCCCGGATTTCGCCACCTTACGGGCGTCGCCCGTCGTGGACACGTAGCCAGTTGCGGTCATGATCTCCTCCTCCCTTCAGACAGTGCGAACAGGCTCAGGACTCGGTGGACTTACGGGAGCCCCCCGTAACTCCCCGGCCCTTCTGCGACCCCGTCGAAGAGCCCTGCCGGCGGCTCCGGCCGGACCCAGTCCCGCGGGTACTGCCATCCGTCGAACCGGCAGTGCCACGTTCCGGGCTCGGATGGGGGTCCTGGTTCGAGGGGTTCTCCGTCTCGGGGGCAGGCGGTTGGGGGTCCGATGACGTTGGGGTCTCGCTCGAACTCGGCTCGGGCTTGACGTCGGATGTCGAGGAGCTGGTACCAGGAGATGACTGCTCACTCCCCTCGGGTGCGATGTAGCCGGGCTCGCCCGGGGCCGCGTCCCGGTTGGACGGGCCCCCAGCGACGGTGATGCGCGGCATGTCGTCCTCCTCCATGCGGTCGGCGAACGCCGGCGCGGTGGTGCTGCACTGGGGGCAGCGCAGCAGGCCCACCGCGAACCGGCAGGTGCACTTCGGGCAGGTCTCCAACACGGTCAGGCCGCCGCGACCGAAGCGCCCGTGTCGTACGGGATGTACACGAGGTCGTAGGAGATCGCCCCGGTCGTGGACGCCGAGGTGGTGACCGAGATCGTGCCCGGCTGGATCAGCCAGCCCTGATGCCCCGGCACCTGCACCGCTGCGCCCGCGTTCGCCCCGACCACCAGCGCCGAACCCGGGGCGACCGGCAGGCTGATGAGCGTGCCGACCTCCTTCGAGGTGATCGCCGTCGCCGTCGCGATGTCCGTCGCCGTTCCGGTGGTGGGGGTGCTGGTGACCTTCAGCGTGGTCGCCGTACCGCCGATCGCGGTGGTGACCTGCCCGGTTAGGGCGACGACGAGGATCCGGCCGCCGGTGATGGTGAAGATGTTCTGGCTGCCGGTCTGCGGGATCGTCGCCGCGGTCCGGGACACCGCCAGGCCGGCGCTGATGGTGCGCACGTCCTTGTTCTGGATGAGCGTCGTCACGGCTACGCCCCCAGGATCTCGAGGTTGGCGGGCTTCCGCTGCACGGTCAGGTCGTGGAGGATCGCCGTGACCAGCCCGGAGCCGCCCACGGACACCTTGAGGTAGTCGTTCGGGTCCGCGATCTGCGACGTGAGCACGGTGAACACCACGGTCCCGGACGCGATGGTGACCGCGTTCGACGCGGCCTGCGTGGACTCCACCCATGCGGCGGTGCCGTTGGTCGACGTGTTGGTGATCTTCCGGGTGATGATGTTGCCCGGGCTGGAGTAGGAACCGCCGAACGTCGAGCTGGCGGTGAGGGTGAACGTGTCGTTGCCGGTGCAGACGAAGCTGACCGCGGACGCGCCACGGAACTTGAACGCGTTGCCCGCGGCGATCGGGATCACGTTGTACACGCGCCCGAGTCCGTACATGCCTGCCATTGCTGTGCCTTCCTTTTGCGACTGGGGTGGTTAGCGGGGCGTCACTGCCGCTGGCTCAGCGAGACGCGAGCTGGACGACCGGGGACAGGGTCGGGCCGCCGTTCTTCGGCGTGATGGGGCTCTGGAGCCACGGCTTACCGTCGACCCTGCTGACGACTCGATAAGCCGTCTTGTCGTTGGCGAACCGGTAGTGCTCGCTGGAGCTGGTCTCCATCTGCATGCGGTCGCCGATGAGGTAGTACGACAGGTCCACGAAGGAGATGTCGCCGGTGGTGCCCAGGGCCGGGCTCTTCTCCGTGAAGAAGACGGGCCTTCCGAGAATGCTTGCCGGCGGGGTGTCGGCGCCGCTGGTGCCGCCGGCCATGTTGCCGATCCAGACGGGTCCGCCGCCGGTGCCGACGGACAGGGCCATGGTGGCGAGCTGGGGGAAGGTGTCGATCGACGCGATCCACACCGCGCGGCCGAGCGAGGTGGGCAGCATGCGGGAGTACATCTTGACGAGGTTCTCCCACACGATCGTCCCCGCAGGCTGACCGCTTTCGGCGGCGACCTGCACGGACACCGGGGAGTTGATGAAGCCCTGCGGCTCGCCGACACCAGTGCCCCCCATGAAGGCGGTGTCCTCGAACCAGCTGATGGCCTTCGGGAACGTCCCGGAGAAGAACCCGGCGAACGCGGGTGCGTCCATCAGCAGCTCGTTGGGGACCTCCGCGTACGCGGTGAGCTTCCGCGCGTCAAGGACGACCCGCCCGAACGAGGCCTGCGACTCGGTCAGCCCAGCGGCCTCCTCCGTCCAGTAGCCGACAACGCCACCGAGGATGCTCGACTGGTGCGAGGTGTCGTCGATCATCGGGATCGGCACCCGCAGCGACGACATCGGGATCACCGTGGCGCGCGGCCGGACCACGGCGGTCTCCAGCGCGACCTGGAGGATCTCGCTCCTGAGTTCCTCCGGGATCAGGAAGCCACCGTCCGCGGGGACCTCGCTGCCGTAGGAGTTCTGAATCTCGATCAGCTTCTCCAGCTTCGGCCGCAGCTGGTCGAAGTCCCTCAGCCGATCCGCGCGGTACCACGTGGAGCGGAAGTACTCGCTCGCGTCGTCGAAGATGCCGTCCGCGCGGGCACCGGGGGCGCGCTTGTTGTACAGGCTCTGCCGGGCGCCCGCGCCGAGGCCCTTGATCTCCGGGCGCAGGTCGTCGGCCCGCTTCCCCGCGAAGTCGACCGGCGGCTTGGCGTCGGAGCCGCTCTGCTTCAGGTACTCGGCGAGCACCAGCTGCATCTGCTCGCGGGCCTGCGCGTTGATCTCGCCGCGGTTGGACTTGTCGACGGCCTCGGCGTACCCCGTGATGAACTCGCCGAGGGCCTCCTTCGAAGCCCACAGCTCCTTCATCTTCTCGCCGTCGTTCAGGACCTCCGCGAGCCCCGCCGGGGAGTCCGGAATGGTGATCGTCACAGCTTCGCCTCCTCGGCGTTCGAGAGCCACGCCGGGAGCGGCGCGGTGTCGGTGTTGAGCCACGCGGGGAGTCCCTCGGCGTGGTTGTCGGTGCCGCCCTTACCGCTGTCGCCACCGTCGTCGCTGCCCTTGTTGGCGTCGTCGAGGTGGGCCTGAAGGTGGGCGCGGACGCCGGCCTTGTCGCTCTCCGGGATGGAGGAGCCTTCGAGGCGGGCGAGGCCGTTGCGGCAGGCGGCGAGGTTGGCGGGGCCGCCCTTGGTGCGGTGGTGGGGGAATTTGTACGACGCCTTTTTGTCGTCCGCGTCGTCGTCGCCCTCCTTGTGAGGGGTGTTCGCCGCTTCGTCGGACTGCCAGGCGAAGCAGTAGCGCAGCACCTCGTCGTCGTTCGGCATCGCCGCGACGGCGGCCGGCCCGTCCCATGGCTCGTCGACGGTGGCCGTGTGGTGCACCGGGAGTGCCTTGTTCGTCAGCGGCATCGACTCGACACCCAGCACCGGCGCCGGGGCGTGGGCCTTGGGCTGCTCCTGCTGTGGCTCGGGCGTCTCCGGCTTGGCGGGAGCGGCGGCGCGTGGCAGCGTGCGCAGCTGCGCCGCGATCTGGCCCGGCACCTCAGCGAACGCGGCCACGTCCAGCCCTGCCGGGAGCATCGCGTCGCCGTCGCCCACACGGTCGGCGAGACCAGCCTCAACCGCCTGCTCAGCCGTGTACCAGGTCTCTTCCTTCATCGCGGTCCGCCAGTCCTCGGCGGTGCCCCCCGCCGACCGGGCGTACAGCGCGGCCAGGTTCGCGGAGACCTCATCCAGCGTGGCGGCGGTCTTGGCCAGCTCGGCCGCGTTCCCGGAGGCGACGGTGAACGCCTCGTGGATCATCATCATCGAGCCGGGCATCATGACCCGCTCCGTGCCAGCCTGCGCGATGACGCTGGCGATGGACGCGGCGATGCCGTCGACGACGGTGGTCACCGGGCCCTTGTGGCTCTCGATCGCGTTCTTGATGGAGATGCCGTCCCAGACGTCGCCGCCACCGGAGTTGATGTGGACTTCCAGCGGCCCGGTCACGGTCGCGAGCTGGTTGGTGAAGCTCTTGGCGGTGAGGCCTTCGCTGAACCAGCCGCCTTCGCCGATGTCGTCGTAGACGTCGACGCGGGTCACCCCGGCCTGGTTGGTGATGCGGGCCTTGAGGGGGCGTACGTTCTTCACCGGGCACCTGCCCGGTTCCAGGTGGGCAGTTGCTGCGCCATCAGTTCCTCCAGGCTGTCCCTCTGCTCGTCGCTGCCCTTGCGCCGCTTGACGACCTTGCAGCGGCAGGCGTTGCCGTACTGGGCTCCGACGCAGTCCTTGTAGCCCTGGCCGCCCGGGTAGTCCGCGTACGCATCGGCCCGGTTGCGGTAGGTCTTGCCGTCGTTGTCGCGGCACGGCTGGCAGGTGTTGTCGTCGAGGTGCGCGACGGCGACCCAGCGTTGGGCGTTCTCGATGTCCTCGCTGATCAGCCGGGCGACCGCCGCAGCCAGGGCCGCCGTGTCCGACGGCGCGCTCTCCGGCGGCGCCCCGCCGGGCTCCTCACCCGGGGCCGGCGCGGCCACCCACCCGGGGGGCAGCGCCGGGGCCTGCGTCGCCTTCTCCACCACGCCCATGTCCGGCAGGCCCACCGTCTCCAGCACGGCGTGCGGGTCGTACCCGGCGTCCACGAGGACCTTCGCCGCCGTCGCCTTGGACTGCAGCTCCAGCGCGTCGGCCTCACGGTTGCCGGTCACCGGGTCCTCGTAGTCCAGCTCGACACCCTCACCCGTCGACCCGAACAGCGGCAGGTAGGAGCAGTTGAGGACGTCACGCCACCGGTCGAGACGGTCGGTGATCTGGAACGACTCGAACATCTCCTGCGCGGTCTGCGCGTTGGCGCGGTTGACGTCGTCGCTGGTGCCGAGGATCGCCTTGTGCATCGCGAACGCCTCGCGGATCACGTCCCGGGAGACGTTGCGGAGGTTCCCGAAATCCATGTCGCGGATCGTGTGCGCGTTCGGCACCCACTGCGCGCCCTGCTCCAGCACGGCGACCCGGTGCGCGGCGCCCATGCCGCGGTGGGCCTCGCGCCAGCGGGTCGTGAACTCGTTCCACTCGTCGTCGTTCAGCCTGCGGTCGACCTGGATCACACCGCCCGGAGTGGCGCTGTTCAAAAAGAAGTTCCGGTTCCACGCCGCGGAGTACTTCGCGGCGTCGATGTCGACGAGGATCGCCTGAATCGGACCAAGCCCGTGGTACGGGTCGAACGGGTTCGGATACCGCACCATGATCACTTCGTTCGGTTGTAGCGGCACCGCCTCACCCGACGGACCCCGATACACGTAGCCCGACAAGTAGTCATCCCGCGACGGCACAGGCTCCATCCGGTCCGGCCGCACCGGCCACAACCCCGTCGGGAACGTCGCCCGCGAGTCACGCTGCACAACCAGATACGCCTCGCCAGTCAGATCGAGGTAGGTCTGCGCCATCTCCCGCAGCTGGAACCCCGTCATGAACGCGTTCGGCCGGTTCCACACCTCTATCGCGAGGTGCTTGATGACCTCGATCCGCTGATCCGAGCCCTTGTCGCCAGTGGTGTACCGGCGGCGCCCGTCCTGCGGCTGCTGCCGGTACAGGTGCCACGCCTTCTTCGCGGTCTGCCGGGCGAGCGTGCTGACGATCGAGAACACCGTGCCCGAGCTGCCGTACGCGCGCATGTAGCCCGTCGGGTCGGCGCCGCCCTCCATCATGCTCTGGCGCAGATAGCCGCGGCCCGCGTACGGGACGGGCGGCTGACCGCTGCTCTTGGCGAGGAGTTTCCCGAAGAGGCTGCTCACCGGTCACCGGCCGGCGAGTCGAGCTTCCAGTCGAGGGTGAGGATCGACAGGCCGGTGGTGATCCATCCGGCGATGGGGTGGGCTTCGAATGCGCCGACGTCGATGCAGCCGAGTCCGGCGACGGTCAGCAGGCTGCCGGACAGGCGCGCCGCGGTGGCCCGCACGTGGGCGGCTGCGCGGCGGGCGAGGAGTACAGCGGCGGCCGGGATGCGGGGGCGCCGGCGTATGCCGCCGGCGGGGAGGGCGTCGTGGAGGGTGGTGGCCAACGTCCCTCCCTGCCCTCGCGCTGCTTTGTGGTAACCCTACAAAGGAATGATCGCATGGCCTGTCAAGCAGCATTCGGAACTATGAAGAGTCGACAAGTCGGGCTGTGTCAGCCGAGGACCCGCACCCGCGGTCGGCCACCCAAGTCGCGCTCGGCGACCATGTACCGGAGCGCGTCCATGCCGTGGTCGTTCTCCTTCAGCGGCTCTTCCTTCAGGCCGCCAGCGTTCCCGGGCTTCACCGCCCATACGTAGCCCGTGATCTCGTCCTGGGTGCACGTCGGCTTCTTCGCCGCCTCCAGCTCGGGATCCTCCTCGGCGAGCGCGTCCCGCAGTATGAACAGCCGCGGCCTGCCATCCCCTTGCGTCTTGAGCCGGGACTGCACGGCCTGGATGCCGTCGCTGACGGACTTCTTCGCCGCGGCCGTCCCCATGCCCAAGTGCCGTTCCAGCGTGGCCCGGTCCTCGGCGTCGTGATCGCAGATCACCGCGCGGGGTCGCGGCTCGGTCCACTCCAGGCGGCATGCCTTGCAGTTGTGGCAGTCGTGATCGGACGCCTTGGACTCGCAGCAGACGAGGCAGCGGCGCACGAGGCGCAGGATGTGCTTCGCGTGGTCCTCCACCAGGCGCCGCGTGCGGTAGATCTCGCGGTACAGGAACAGCCGCCCGTCAGGGTCTTCGGCCCAGCATTGCAGGACGAAAGGGTTGGTGAAGCCGAAGTCGACAGTCCACCAGCGCGTCCACCCTTCGGGGATCGGCCGCGGGTCGACGAGGTGGACGGACTCGTCGTACGCCTCGTAGATCTGCCCCTCGGCCGACACCCACTTGCCCCACCGCATCCGGTGGTACCGGGCGCCGGTGAGGGAGTCGAGACGCGCAAGGTAGGTCAGCCCGTACTCGGTCCACTCGCCGTGCTGGTACAGGCGGGGGTTGTCCTCGTGCTTGCTGTACAACAGCAGGCACCGGCCTGCGTCGGCCCGCTGCTTCAGGTGGTGGGTCGGCGGCCCGGGGTTGGTGGCCATGAGGAGCTGCTGATACGAGAGCACGCCGTTGCGGAGACGGGAGACGATCGTGTCCAGGTCCTCGTCGGTGACCTCGATCGCTTCGTCGACGAACGCGAGGTCGAACTCGGTGGAGAGCAGGCGCGTTGCCCGGTCGAGGCCGCCCATGATGATGACGCTGCCGTTGGCGTACCGGTAGGCGGGCGGCTCCTGGGCGCTGCCGCCGTAGAAGTGCAGCGCCCCGGCTTCGATGGCCTCCTTGGCGACTTTCTCCCGGAAGGTGACGAGGGTGGACGCGGTGAGGCTGGCGTGCGTCTTGCGGACGATGAGCGAGCGGACCTTCGGCTTCGAGAGGCACGCAAGGTGGATCTTGTTGAGGGCGGCGACGGACTTGCCGGTGCCGGCGGCGCCGGAGAGGAGGATCTCGGGGGCCTTGGAGCGGAGGGCTTGAAGGGCGGCGCCGCGGGGTTCGTAGCGGACGACGACGCCCTCGGCGGCCGTCGCGGTCACGTGAGGTCTTCGGGATCGACGCCGACGACCTCGTACTTCACGCCGCCGGACACCTGCACCTTCGTGGGCTGGTCCAGGCCGAGGAGTTTGCGGTAGGACTCGCGGACCTTCACGAGCCGGTCGATCGCCTGCAGTTTCGGCCCGTCGTCGCGAAGCGGCTGCCCGTCGTCGCCGTACACGACACGGCCATGGGACACCATGACGTGGTCACGCTGCAGGATCTCCAGCGCCTCCTCATACAGGGAGTCGAGGCGGGTGGCTTCCTGCTGGAGGAGCTTCTCGGCCGGCGCTTTGACGATGGCCTTGAGGGCCTGCTGGATGCCGCGGCGGACGGCGGTGCGGTCTTGGTAGCCGAGGTGGTCGGCGATCTGCTGCAGCGTCCAGCCTTCGGCGCGGAGGTCGGCCGCGCGGGCGTCGCGTTCGGCGGATTCGGGGGTGTAGATGTACTTGCCTCGGGCGTCGCGTACCCGTTCGGGAGTCCCATCGGCGGCCACGGGTGCTCTCCCTTCGCTGCTCGCGGTTACCTGTTGATCGTGGTTTGATGGTAACGGCGCTGCGCAAGTCGATGGGCGCGCGTGCGGGAGAGGGCCCGTTCCCTGGGCGGCAGGGAGCGGGCCCTCTGGCGTGCGGCGGGGGTCAGTCCTCCCAGGCTCGGGCGACGTCGAGGGCGCGGCGCAGCGCCGACGCGAGCGGGAGCCGCTGGGATTCCGGGATCCAGGTCTGCGGCTCGTCGTCGGCCTCCAGGTCCACCGAGATCGCGAGGATCATGCCGCCTCCACCGAACGGGGTCAGCTGGACGCCGACGTCGTCAAGGGTGTCGTAGGACCACAGCCGGTTGCTGGTGAGGGCGTCGATCATGGCGGGCAGGTCGCGGCTGGGGATCCCTGCGTCGGCGTCGAAGAACTGGCCGATCGCCTTGATGCGGACGATCACCTCGGCGCATCCGGGGTCTTCGCGGAGGCCGGCGGGGATGACGGTGAGGGTGGTGCCGGCGTTGTCGGTGTAGTCCCAGGGCTGGGGGGTGAGTTCGGCGATGACGGTGTTGAGGGCGTCGTTGAAGTCCATGGGGTTCTCCTCTCAGGCCGCGAGCAGCATGCGCGCGGCGAGCTGGTGGTAGCAGCGGGTGCCCTTCAGGCCGGCGGGGCAGGAGCAGGCGGTGGGGGCGGTCTTGTAGGTCTCGGTGCCGTCGGTGGAGACGGCGATGAAGATGACGGAGCGGAGGGGGATGATCGCGCCGTCTTCGATGAGCTCCCGGGCCGAAGCGACCTGGTGCGCCTTGTAGTCGCTGGTGTCGACCTGGGCACGGCGGACCTTGGCGCGGCACTTGGGGCCGTATCCGTCGGGTGAGGGGCGATGGAGAACGCGGTGGCACTTGGTGCAGCGCTGCGGCTCGGTGGTGTTCTCCATGGCGTCCCCCTCGGATTGTGCTGTCCACCCTGTTCACGGGTGGTTAACCACCTCCAATATGACACAGCCTGGACAGGTGGTCAACCACCTGCGAGACTCAACTCATGGCCAACCAGCACAAGGAGAAACTCCGAGGCATCAGAGGAGTCGACGAAGCCCTCTGGACCGACCTCGACCACGCCGCCAAGCAGGCAGGCAGCGACCGCAGCAAGGTCACCAAGGATCTGTGGGAGTGGTACGTCGGACGGCCAGGGGCGAACCTGCCGAAACGCCCGGTAGAGCGCGCGGCCGCCGAGACCTACAAGCCCATCCCGCCCGGCGCCCGCTGGCCGTCACCCTGGGACTACGACCCGCGCGGCATCGACGGCGGAGACCCGGACACCGCATGCGGGGAAGGTCTCCGTACCGAGCACCAGGGCGTCGCACGCTGTCGGCGCGGCCTCGGCCATCCCGGCGCGCACAACGGACCTGCCGATGACGGCACGGCCTTCCAGTGGGACGAGCGCCCGGCGAGCAGCGAGGAGAAGACCGCATGAGCTACCGCCGCACCGCAGCCGCGCGCCAGCAGGAACGCGCGGCAGCCGAACGCCGCATGCGTCGCATGTTCTTGATCGGCCTCGCCGCGCCGTGCATTGCCTTCGCTGCCGCCGCGCTGCTCATCCGGCCGAGCACACTGCTCCAGTGGGTCGTTGCGGCGTTGACGGTCCCCGCTGCTTCAACGGCTGTCGCGGTGGTCTACATCGTCCGCTCACGCCACGAGGAGAAGGCCGCATGAGTACGCCCAGATGGGAGGAGCTCTACCCGGGGCGCGCGCCAGCGGATGGCCACCCGAGCGCGGAGGAGTGCGAGGATGTCGCCCGTGCCGCGCTGGCGCGTGGCTACCAGCAGGTCACAGTCACGGACGAGCAGGAGGACGGCGCGGGCCCGGTGCGCCTGGACGAGGAGCCCAACCGATGACCCTCCCCAACTACGGCCCCCCATCCCAGGGAACCGGCTGCGCAGTCATCGACCCCAACCCCGACGGCACCCGCGGCACCCACCCCTGCAACCAGCCCGCCACCTGGCACATCGCCTGGGAACTCCGCCCCGAGGGAGCTCGCACCTCGCTCATCTGCGACAACCATATGGACAGCCTGCGGGCCAACTTCGTGTACGCCGACCGGCATCCCGTCGGCACGGACTGCACGCGGGTTGGCGCCCGCTGGTCCGACAGCCGGATCGGCGCGTGGTGCACAGCACCGGAGGACGCGCCCGACCTGGATGAGGTCAAGCGCTCGCCGGTCGAGGCCGCGGTTGATGCGATGCAGCGGTTCCAGTCGACGCTGCTGTTCTCGCTGCACCCGGACCTGCAAGGCCCGGAGGAGGAGCCCACCGCATGACGACGGCCCCGCCCGGACGAACCTCCGGAGCGGGGCCGCTGCACATACGGGCGCGGCGGTCGTGCCGGTCGAAGCTCGCAGCTCACTTCCCACACGACCGCCGCTCCTCGGGACGCTACGCCCTGGCCGGCGCGTCTGTCACTACCGCGTCAGCCCGGGTAGTCCTCGCCGAGCACCTCACGCCCCGCCATCCCCGCCCGGACACCAGAGCGAGGCCGCTGCACGACCAACCTGCGCCCCCTCAACCCCCCTGAGCCGTGACGCCGGTGATCTCCACCGTCACCTTCGTACCCGCCGAAGCCGTCTGAATCATCGACGGCGTGAAGTTCAAACTCGTCTGATCCGACAACTCCGCCGTCTCGATCACCGGACCGGACTCGTCGCCGTGGATCTCGTAGGTGATCTCATACACCGCATCCGGGTCGATGTCGGAACTGTTGCCCAGGAAGGTCAGGTCCGGCTCGACGGTCACATTGCAGCCCGCCGACCCGAAGCACTGCCGCTTCGTGGTCTTCAGCTTGATCGTGAAACTGTCGGGGGTGACCTCGCTGTACGTCGGCGTGGGATCCGGCTCCCCTGCGGCGGCGGTCACGGCATCCTTGCCCGGGGCGCTCGACGTGGAAGCGGCTGCGGCCGGCTTGCTGCCGTCGTCTCTGGACTGCACGACCACGACGCCGGTGGCCACGATGGCGGCGATGACGGCGGCAGCGGAGCCGGTGATGATCGCGTTGGTGCGGTTCCGCTTCGGCGGTGGCGGTGGGAAGTCGGGCATGGGTGGCGGCGTGTCGTGGCTCAAGGTTCCCCCCTTGGCGCGGTGATCTGTCGCCGCATCATGCGCCCGGGTGCGCGCCTCGTGAAGCCGGTGTGCCTGAACCGTGACACGCGACAGCCCCGCCAGAACGGAGACTGACGGGGCCAGAGCCACCCGGCAGGGGGCCAATGCGTTGGTCGCGCACACCCAGTGTGACACGCGACGGCCCCGCCGAGGCTGGGGGCGACGGCGGGGCCATGCGGTTGGAGTCGCGTCTCCAGTGTCCCAACGCTGTCAACTCACCCAGCGCACCGCAGCCTCCGCCACCGCCAACAGCACCAGAAGCGCCAGCACCGCGCCCGTGGACACGTACCGGCCGTCCGGATGCCGCGCGCCGCCGGCCACGTGCTCGATCCGCTCACCGTCCGGGGCGAGGCCGCCATGCTCGATGTCGCGGTGCCACTGCCGGTACTCCTCGGCCGTGCGGCGCGGCCCGGGCGGGGATGAGGCGCGGCACTGGCGGCAGCGGTACACGTACGGCATCAGGCACTCTCCATCCACTCTCCAGCTACGGAGAGCGCTGGAGAATCCGCGCTCTGACCTGCGTCTACACCGCTCTCCACGCCCGAGTCTCCACCAGGGGAGGAGAGGACCTCAAGGTCGGCCCGGGCGACTCCCGACCGGCCGGAGATTCTGCCGATGCGCAGGCTGCGCCGGACAGGGATGCCAAGGTTCCTCAGCCCGGCCCGCAGCTGGGCGTCGTCGCGGCCCTCCTGGCCGGGCAGCTTCCGCATCGCCGGGTAGAGGTCGCGCAGATGGATGCCGGGCTGCTCGCCGATGAGCTGCAGAAGCCACCGAACGAAGCCGTCCCGGGCGCTGACCTCGACGGTCGGCTCGGGTTCGTCGACGGCGGGCGGGGCGATCCACCAGGCGGCAACACACCACGCCACCGCGCCGAACGGGATGGCGAAGCGGGCCACTTGCGGGGCGTGGACGCAGGCGTACCCCGTGGCGTACCCGCCGAGCGCCAGGGCGCCGAGCCGCTCCCACGGGTCAAGGCGCTCGCCGAGCGCGGCCCAGCCGCGGCGAACAAGCTCGCAGGACCCATGCCATAGGGCAGCGCCCGTCCCCGTGAACACGAGGATCGGGCGCACTTCGGCCACGAGCCAGGAGGGGAGTAGCCGCTCTCCTACCTTCTTAACGATCTTCACTAGACGGCCCCGATCGCGTGCCCGCCGGTCAGGATCAGGGCCTGCGGCAGCCCCCAGATCCCGCCGGCCTGCGCCCACACGCCGGCCGCGATGATGCCGACGAGCGCGGCCCGCCAGGGTGCCATCTCCCGGAAGTACATGAGCGCGCCCAAAACCAGCGACACGGCGCCGAGCCCGGCCTGGCCGAAGCCTCCGTTGGTGAACACCGACGCGAAGGCGTTGGACAGGTTCTGGCCGACGGTCCAGATCGATCCGGCGGCCATGTAGAAGGTGCCTGCGGCGACGCCGGTCCATTGGGCCTGGTCGGAGGTGAGGCGCTTACGGATGCGGCCCTTCTTCCCGCCGCCACCGCCCGCGCCGCCGGGGCCGCCTCCAGCAGCTGCGGCCTTGGGTTCGCGGATGCCGAGCCACAGGATCAGGGTGAGGACGGTGGCGATGCCGCCAGCGCCGACGGTGCCGAGGATCCGGCCGTTCTGGACGTTGAGGGCGGGGGCGGCGGCGAGAACTTCGTAGATCATTGCGTGTTCTTCCTGGTCAGACGGCGCCGGGCGCCCACAGGGCGAGCGCGAGGAGGGCGGTGGCGAGGGGAATGCGGGCGCACCACGCGAGGGGCGGCCACCAGTGGCGGGTGTAGCGGTCCCAGGTGTGGGCGATGAGGAGGCAGCCGCCGATACCGAGCACGAGCGCGCCGCTGGCGCCGGCCTGCTGGCCGCAGTCGGCGATGGCGTGGGAGAGCGGCTGGTAGAGGCCGAGGGCCCATCCGGTGCCCGCCGCGCTGGCGTTGTACAGGCCCTTGCGGGTGCGGTGGCTGAGCGCGACGCGGTCCTGTGCCCGGTCGATGAAGGCGGGCGTGTGGGGCTGCGGGTAGTAGCCGGGCTGCGGGGCGAAGACGGGGCCCTTGGCGGGCTGTTCGTCCTCGTCAGGTTGCTCCTCGTCCGGCTCGGCCTCGGTCCGGGCGGGCGTGGCGTTCCACCAGCGGCGCGGCTCGGGGTCGGGCTGCGGGCCGGGTGCCGGGTGGCTGTCGAGGATGTCGTCGAGCCAGTCCCGGGGGCGCTGCTTCGGCACGGGCGGGATGGCCGGCGGCCGGGCAGCCGGAACTTCGCCGAGCAGCTTCCGAAGGCGGTCGCGTGCCGCACGCTCGTCCTCCCCCACGGGGGTCGTCTCAGCCATTCATCTCACCCCGCCGCGGTGAGACGGGGCAACGTCTCGGGGTCGTACATGGCGCCGCGAACCGGGTCGACGAACGCGGGCGTGATCCGGCCTCGGTCCTTCCAGGTGCGGATCGTTGAGACGGTCTTGCCGTACCTTTCGGCGACCTCGCTGGTGGTGAGGAACC